GTCATGTGCTGACACACTTACTGAATCAGGACTACCTTGTTGACCTTTACTAATAGATACAGTCATACCTTCAGTAACTTCTTTATCTTCTAACAATGCATTTAATTGTTTGTCTAGTGCTTCAAAAGCGAATGCATCATTCTTTACAAACTCTTTTCCACCAAGCTTGAACTTCTCACCTTTTGGTGTGTTCTTAGCGGCCCATGTGAATGGACTTTCTTCAATGTCTGCTTCGGCTAATTCACCTTCTTCAGCACCATAGCTTGCCATTGTGTTTATTACCGGAGTAGTTTCACCAACATAACCTTGAATTGGCACTTGACCGTAGCACTCATCTAGACCTTCTTTGTAGCCTTCATGGTAGCAACGTGCTTCTTCCATGTCTTCGTAGTTCTTGCCACAATGTGAGTGACCACGTAGTCCGTGTGCTTTGCCTTCTGAACGAGCGGCATTTAATTTTTGATCCATACCTTCTTTAACCATTTTCTTTTTGCAATCAGCTATCATTTGTTTTAGTTCTTTTTGATCGCAATTAGGATGCATTTTACAAATTTCTGCTACAGACTTTCCGTCTTTGCACATTTTCTTAATGTGTGCCATCGATGGTAATTTACTTTTATCAGTCTTTGATTCTGAACCCATATCTTCTTTCACTTTCTTTTTCTTTAAATCGTTTTTACCCTTGCCATCTTCAGCATAGTCAGGGATACCATTCTTATTAGCATCTGGTTTTTTAGCTTCATTGGTTTTCTTTTTCTCATCATACTCAATGTCTTTGGTAACTTTCTTGCCAGCACGTTCGGCTTTATTGTCATCTTTACCTTTGTGACCCATATCGTATTCTAAGTCTTTAGTAACTTTTTTACCTGCTTTTTCAGCTTTGTTATCAGCTTTATTACGGCTTTCTAATGTCAATGGACTTGCCAATGCATCACGGGGAGGCATATCAGCTTCACGAATTTTCTTTAGTTGTGCACCAGCAATGCGTTTAGCTGCCTCTACACCATACTTAGGTGTTAGTTTACGAACTAGTGCATCAAAACCTGTTGTAGCATTGTTATGCTTGCCAATGTCGCCTTCTTTCATTTCTTCATCACCACCAAACTTAAGTGTACCTTTTTCAGATGCTTGCTTAATCATATTAGCAGTTGCCGCATCAGCAGTACCCATTGGCTTACCATCTGCACCGATGATTTGACTTGCACCAGGCATTGGTTTAACAGTAATACCCATTTCATTCAATGGTGCATACATTTGGTCAAGATATTCTTTGATGCTATGCTTCTTAGTTTTTTTCTTGTCATACTTAGGTAACTTAACGTCTTTACCTTTAGTTACGCCAAACGCACTGAAGTCATACTTCTTATCTTCACCTGATGTGGATGTAGCTTTCTTTGGACGACCTTTGCCTTTTTTCTCGGCAGTTTTGTCTTTAATCTTATTGCCTTCTTCATCTTCATCGTCTTTGCGACCATAACCACCTGGCTCAGCAGTATGCTTTAGTCCAGTTTTTGTTTTTTCTGTTGCTTCGTTCAACTGGTCAAGTTGTGATATTAAACTTTTGAAATCCATTTTATGTTCCTTTTATTTAGATGCACTTGCGCCAGTTTGTGGCTTAGGTGGACGTTTGATTGTACTCATTGGGCTCTTATCACCCATTTGCTTGTCATCCAAGTAAGGCTTGAATGGATCGAATGCGTCAGGTGTTTTTGCACCTGCGTAAGGGGTATCAATCTTTGAACCCTTAGATTGGTCTTTGATACTCTTTAAGTATGAATCGCCGTAATTTTTACTTGCTTCTTTAGCACCAGGTTGTTCTTCTAATTCAGGATGTAATAGTAATGGGTTGTGACTCATCTCATTAGCATATCCTGCATTCTCACTATTGATACTATCATCAAAGTCACTTGATATAACTCTAACCATATCAACCTGATAACCTAGTAGTTGTGCAATTTGCTGAATCATTGGCTCTGTCGCTGGATAGCGAAAATCTGCTTTAATAATAGTAACACTCTGATTACTCAAGTTAGGAAATCCATATGGATCCTTTTGAATAGGAGTCTTTACTGGATCACTAATTCTGATAGGATCAAATTTATTAAGATTGTACTTAAACAAATCTATAAAATTCTTATCCACATCGCCAGCAATCTTGATAGTGTAATTGTAAGTATGTACACTTTCTGTTATATAATGTTTGAGGCTTTTCATTTCTTATTCCTGTATTCTGTATTTATCATTTATCTGTTGTTTTAGTTGCCAACATCTTAAGCAGTTCATTACGGTCTAAACTCTTACCCTCACCTAAAGGGGTAGCATTTATTTCTTCTTCCTTGCCTGCTGTTTTTTGGTCTAGTTGTGCTTTTTTAAGCTGTAAATCAAGCATTTTAAGCTTCTTATTGATTTTAGCTGTTTTTGATGTTATGGCGTGTCCTAAGAAACTACTAGCACTATTAAAGATTTCACTGGCAAAACGACTATCAACCTGCATACCCAAATCCATTAAATCTTTATAACTATCTGTTGCTAATCTAGCAAGCTCATCCATCTCAGTATCACTTGCTTCTAATCCTCTTACTTGTGGAAGTGCAGCCTCAATCTTATCTAATGCTTCTGCTGTATCCTTTGTGATTTCTTCCATAGTTTCAGGCAAAGCAATGGTAATTCCTCTATCATTGTTTTCAGGAAGCTCAAATAATTCTTCTAATTTTTTTGTCATATGCTATTTATTCGGTCTCTGTTGTCCAAAATGTATTTTACTCTATCCCATGAAATTTGTAATTTAATAGATATCTGTTTAATATTTGTACCACTATCAGCTAACTCAAACACTTGAGGGAACAAATGTTTGTTCTTGTTAAGATATGTCGCAAACATCTGTTCTCTTTTTTCATCAGACCAGTTAGAGCCTTTTCTATTTTCCGCAGCCTTCAAGCAATTATTAAGCCTATTTTCTAATGCCTTTTCCGTCCAACTTCTATTACGCATTTTTTCTTTCATCGCCTCTGATCGTTTAGTACCTTTAACTTTAGGTCCTATTTTTTCAGCATGTTCTTTTCTTTTTTCAGCAGTCCAAAAATTGTCTAATGCAGTTTTATAACACTTTCTTGCATATTCATAAAGTCTACTGCATGGTGTGTATCTACCTTCACCGATGTTATTGGCATTTGATAACATATGCAGTGCAAAATTCATTTTATATTTGTCGTTTCCTGTTGTCATTTTAGTCAACAACAAGTGACATATAAAATGTTCTCTGGCTGTTAGTTTTACCAAGTTGTCAGCATCATTGTTTCCGCCTAATGAACTGGGTATGATGTGGTGTTTTTCTGTGTAGCCATCAATTATTCTATTTTTGGCGTTATTGATTAGGGAGTTATACCACGAGGTATATTTGTTGTTGATAAATATCATTGCTGATTGCTCCTTGTTAGCATTAGAGAGGGTGGGTATTTCCAGTACCGCGATCCTCACTATTATTTATCTTTTATTTTTGTAATTTGGGTTTCCATTGTGGAACAAATCTGATTCCGTAATTACGCGGAAAGTGTATCCTTGTTGTTTACAGAAAGCCATAGCGGCTTGCCATTTGGCGTGATTGATTGCTACAACCATTCTATCTTTGGCACTTGCAACTTTACTTTCAATAAGACTTTGTTTCTTTGGTTTAATCTCTACGACTTCAGCTATCTGTTTACCATACTTATTTTGATAAACTACAAAGAAGTCAGGTATATATATTGTTGGTTTGCCTGTTAATGGATGACGATAAGGAACACTAAATGATTCACTAGCCCAGTACAATACACTCTTGTTGCTATCACAGAAGGTCATAAATGTAAGTTCCCAACCACTGCGATATCTAGGAGTATGTTTACCTACATATTTTGTTGGGTTCTTGGGAGTATATATACCCTGTGCATACTTAGCCATTATAATACTACGTTTCTAGCAACATTCTGATTAGGTTGAGGTATTGTTCCTATACCATATAATGCTGTTTTGCTTTTAAAACTGTTAAGATAGTATGTAATAACAGTATTCATTTCTAACTTGTTATTCAAACCTCTGATATAATTTAATAAATCTAACACAGGTACTTGTGTTTGTTGAGATATTCTAAACAAATGTGCAGTGAAATTATTAGCTATTTGTTTTGTATCACATACTGATATAAAATACCCATGCACAATGTCATACTCATTACCATTGACTACTAAGTCAAATGCGTAAAAGTCGTCAAATATTCTTACTGTTGAATCAAGTTGAGTTCGTGCGTCAAGTATTCTAGCCATGTATAAATCTCCTAGAAGTATTTATACATTTAACCTTGACCAGATTGAATACCGGCTCCAGCTGGGCCAATGCGTTGCGGGAATGCTAATACATTAGGAGTAGGACTACCGGCGCTTGCAACACCTGCCGGTGTTACACTAAATCCGGGATAGTATTGAGTTCTTCTAACTGTCCCGGGCAATGCTTGTTGCGTAGCTCTTGTTAATTCTCTGTCAATATCTGATTTAGCTACTTGTTTTAGATTTGCATTTTTAAATGTATTGTATGCAGTTCCGGCTATTTGAGCTCCTAGTAAGTAATTACCATCACTTAATGCTTGTGTAAATCCACCGGCTGCATCTACTAAACCACCTTGACCTAATATAGTTTGATTAGAACCTAAACGTGATATAGGGCTCAATGTTCTATCATAATTAGCATCTAGACCAAATCCTGGTACAGTGTTACTAGGAGTACGACCATCTAGTGCACCTTCAGCATATTGTACAGTTTCATAATCAATAGTCATTGTATTAGTCATCGTACCATTACCTGAACTATAATCATATGTATCGTGGCTAAATCTTGTAAGTATAGGATTTATCAATGTGTACAATACAAAGTTGTGTTGATTAAAACCATATATTTGTATGTTTTTAAAGAAAGGTATTTTACTAGTACCCTGTGAAGAATTGCTCAATGTCTGTGATGGGGATGATGTATCACCTATATATCCCCAGTCTTCATCTCCAACTATTGAATTATTGTATAAGTTACGTGAATTATAATCTGCTGCCAAATTCAGTGGTTGATTTGTAGGTAATTGAGGACCTACACGACCAGCAGTAGTTGATATTGGCTTGGTAGCATCTTTGTAATAATATGTATAATAGTTATACCACATATTACGAATACTATTTCCATTATCGTCATGAAACGCAATATCTATCGGATCATATTTAATTTTCGTTTGTACAATACGTTTACGATTGTATTGATTCATCGTATGTGTATCAAAACTATATGAAGGGAGTTTAATTGTTTTTACTGTCAAACCAAAGTTTGTTCCAGTAGAAAGTCCAATTGAATAAACTGCAGGATTTATTTCAAAATATACATGGAATAAGAATTTAAGTTTAGGTGCATACTGATATGCATTTGGTCTAAAAGTCTTAGCGGCGTGAGTATAATCTCGAAGGTAGTCGTTGCCGAAGAATCCTCCGGCAGCGTCCTTAAGTAGATTTTGAAAAAATCCCGACATGGGTTAAAATTTCAATATAGTCAATTAACCTTGACCAGCACCGATACCAGTAACAATAGAACCACCGAGTACTCGACCGATGTTTGTACCAACACCAGAACTCAATGGAGATTGTACTGCATTATCGTAGCGAATTGTCAATGCAATTGTTGCAATTTCATTCGAACCATAATTTAATGAACCATAGTTAGCTGTTTTCAAATAGCAACCATAACATTCCCAAGTTTCTAATATTTGAGGAACAGCAGTACCGTTACCACCATCTAAGATTTCAATGTCTGTTTGGAACTTGTAATCTTGACCGGTTGCGGCTGAAGCTTGTTCTACCATATCTAATTGTTTCTGAACTTGTTGACCAACTAATTTAGAAACGCTACCAGAAGCATCATCTCTTAAATTAACTGTCAATTCATTCCAACTATGTCTACCTGCCAAATACAACGTTGAGTTATAGATAGGTAGTGTAATTTCTTCAAAACTGATTTGTGGTCTATTAATATCCATTACCTGTTTTGTTAGTTCAACAGTTGCGCCAACACCGAAATTCAGAAAGTTAACTCTGAAACGATATTGTAATTTAGGCATCAATAAGCCCTGGTTTCCACCTGCGTTATCTGACGCTACGGTCATGTTGAACAATGATTGTGAGGCTATAGCCATTTTTTAATCTCCTGTATCTTTATTTATCTTTAAGATGATACCCCTTTCGGGCATCATTTATACACCTGATATTTCACCTGTGTTTAGAACACGAACCGGTATGTAGATGAACTCAGCCGCTTTTACTGGCTCAATCGCAACGTCTACCCATAATTCGTTTCTATCTATTCTTGCCGGTGTATTATTACTATCATCGCACTGAACGAGATAATCATAGATACCGCGTTTAGCAACTAGATCAACCATCAATGTTTGAATAACACCAGCAATACTATTACGTGTTAACGTGTCATTAGGTTCGAACACGAACGGTCTAGCTGCCAATGTTAGTTGACGGCGAATATAGTTAACTAATCGTGCAACGTTAGTTCTGTCTAATGCACTTTGTGAATTGAAGCTATTCTTGTTACCATAATTCAACAAGCCGACACCAGTAAAGAATACTAATGGATTGATTTGATTGATATACAATACATCACGAATACCTAAGCGTGTCTTGATTGCTACAAATTCACCGGTCGTACGATCCAAGTAACCAATGTTTAATGCATTGTCAATATTACCACGACGAGTACCGGCTGCCGCTAACCACGGAAAAGCTACTGTGTCATTACGTAAGAATGTGCGTAACATCATATGTGATGCCGGAACAACAACTTCGTTACCTGACAAGTCATTTGTAATTCCACTTGGATAGAATAGACCCAAGTATGTATTACGTGTAACTAAACCAGTTTCACCAGTTGATGTAGCACCTGCGTCATTGTTAGCCCAAGCTTGAATATCAGTTGCACTATCAGATAATCCTAAAGGAGTATCACCGATAATGTAACCTGTCTCACCACGATCCGCATTCAATACAACCATGTTAGGTTGTAGTTCTGGATAATTAGGAGTAGCCATCAAGTTGAAGTAATTATCTTCATCACGTATATCTGTGTTTGTATCAATTGCTGAACGCAATGCTTGAACAACCATAGCACGTTGTGCCGCACGTCCCATATAAGGAGCACCATTTGCAGTGTTACCACTTACTGTAACCCAAGCCGCTGTTTCAGTTGGATAGCTACCTTCATCTGGGAAGTTAGCTGGTGTAAGGTAGTTACTACGATATTGTTTAACATTATAACCTGAACGGCGTGTGTTGAATAACAACATACCCTGTGGATATAGTGTTGGATTAGGAGCATCTAAATCTAAGTAGTTACTTGATAATAAACTAACTATTGTTGGAATTGGATCATCGGTAATACTTGTGTTACCATTTGTTGCCCAACGTGCATCTTGGAATAAGACTCCGGTTGAACTTGTTTGGTCAGTATTATTGATTAATACCCACATATCTTCACCGTTGACTGCTTGCCAACGACTGATTACAGGATATAATTCTAAATCACTTGTATCAAGCCATAAGTCACCATATACTAGTGCAGTGCCATCACTTTGTGTTGTAGGTGCAGTAGCACTAATGATAGGACCATTTGGATCAGTTGTATTTGCACCGGATGAAGCTGGTGCACCAGTTGTGTCATAATTGGTATTCTTATAACCAATCCATGCACCACCTTTTTGAACCATAATATCAACTTGGTCAACTACAGACCAGAACCAGTTAGTATTATTAGCAGGTTCAGTTACCGGGGCACCTTCGTTAGCGGTATATGTAAACTCAACCCAGTTACTTAATTGAGTTCTATATTGTGCAACAGGGGCGCCTGATACATATGTTACTGCTGTCACAGGACCAGTTCCACCTCCACCGGAAATTGATGCTACTTCAACAACTAAATCGTTAGCGGGTGTTGCACCACCAAATACTGTACCAGCAATTGTAATTGTATCTCCTACTGCATATCCACTTCCTCCTGCAGTTACACCGCTACTGTTTAGAATATAAACTCCGTATAGTGCTTGTACTTGGAATGTTGCGGCTGAACCACTTCCACTAGTAGAAGTTTGTGCTATACCAGTTAAACTTATAAATTCAGTTGGACCATACTTAACGCCAGATGTTGTACCTATAATAAAGCCAGCTTCTGTGATTAATCCATTAGATACTCCAGTTGAAACGAATGATGAATCTACTGTATCATCCATAACAATTTCACCACCTTCAGTATGTGTCAACTGAATAGAACCTTCTGTTGTTACTGTTGCTGTTGTGTATGGAATGCCAGCGGCGTACCAAGCTGTTACAAAATCAGTAGCATCAGTATTATCAGCAAGAGTAAATTGATATGCTGTACTTAACGAACTGCTTCCTGGAACACTAACATACACATCCATATAATATGGACCTGCTGTGAAGTCAGGAGTTGTATTACTACCTGTTATTACTGTAGGGCCAGTTGCAACTCTTTCCCAGAAGTATAAGGGTGATGTAGATCCGGTATTATTGTAATTATATTGACCATAAATACTTCCTGCAGGAATAGCTTGTCCACCTGTTGCATCTAACCCAGCAGTCACAGACCAATCAGAAGTAGCAAGTGTTACATTTTTTGCAATCCATGATGCTGTTGCAGTACTGTATCTTGATATAACAGGTGCTAATCCATTACCGGCTGCTCCTACCTTAAGCCAAACACTACCTGTTGGACGAGGCTGTGATTGACTGCTTGTCCATAATGGCATTTGAGCACTTGTACCGTATGTCAATATTGGAGTATAGTACGTTCCTGCACTAATACCTAATGCAGAGAATGAACCTGTCCCACTAATTTCTAAATAAGCGTTTGATGTACCAACACTAACTGATAGACGTTGACTAGTAAACAAACATAACTTACCACTTCTAACTCCTGCACTTAAGTATGTCCATCCTAGATTATTAATTGCGGTTGCAATAGTAGATACGGTATTACCTGATGAAATGGTAATAGTAGCAGAGAACAAACCACTCATATTAATAACAAGTGTTCCGCCTGCCGAAATTGTAGGATTAGAAACAGTTGATGTAACTGCAGGGGTATCATTTTTCCAATCACTACTACCTAATATAACCCACACGTTATCTGTTGTTTTATAATAATATGTTCGTTCTGCATCTGTTGAATCAGTTGTTATTTGCATTGCATTAACTGCATAATCACCAATAGCACCAATGCTCGCTAAAGGAACACCACCAGACAAGTCAGTACTATCAGTGATAACAATCGGGGATTGTAGTGCAAACTGACCGGTTGTTGCATTAAATTCATAGATACCCCAAGTACTTGTAGTGCTGTCCAACCAATATGTACCATCTGCTGGGGCACCAGTTGGGCGACCAGTTTGACCAACTAAACTTGCTAGGTCAATATCGCAACGTAGTACATAGCAACGATTAGTAACTCCTAGTAAAGAGTAAGCCGCTAACAAACCGTATTCATTTAATTCATAACCTTGAATTGGTGTACCATTTGTCGTTGTATAGAAGAAAGGTGTACCATATAAGTTTACTAAATCACGTTGACTTGTTACCTGATATAATTTATTTGCGTTAGCTGCCGTAGTAGCTACTGCTACTCCTGTACCGCTAGCGTTTGCTTTATTTTGTGCTGTTGCTAATAGAACTAGCGGAACTGAACCTGTTGCGGCCGGTAAGTATTGACTTTCGTCTGTAATCGTTACTTCTACGCCTGGAGATGTTAATGCCATTTTATTTTTCCTTTATGTAAAATTATGAGGTTTACTACCTAAATTGCATACTATTATTTAGTAGAAAATTCAAAAAAGACGGTATTACCGTGCCTTCGAAGGTAATAAATACTGTATGCTAAGACCTATATGTAAGAGTTGCGGAAAAAATCACTGTGCAGTGAATTACATCCGTGAGGGTATTACACACTATCGCAGTGGGTGCGATGAGTGCGGTCGTAAGAAAAAGAAGTTAAAGCCTAGAAAAGCAAACTGGACTAAAAGTGGCTATAAGAAAAAAGCCACGTGTGACTTATGTGGCTTTAAAAGTTTGTTCCCAACTCAAATGACAGTATATCATATTGATGGTAGTTTAGAGAATATTGCTCTTACTAATTTACGAACGGTCTGCTTATGTTGTATTGAGGTGGTTAAGCGTAAAGAAATAACTTGGCGTCGAGGTGACTTAGAAGTTGACCACTGAGTTCACTTGCTTGTGTAACTCATCAATGGTACTATTGTTATCAATGTAATAGTCATACAATAAACCAATGCTACTATACTCACTAGCGTGAACTGCATAGTTACCTAACTCTACCATAGCTTTTAGTTTTTGTTCGCTACCTTCAGGTTCATTGTTATAATCAACTGCGGCACTATACCAAATTGGGCGTTCACCCCTGCTCACACGCATAGTAGTGCCACCGACACTTTTGATAGATTTAACTTCATTGACAAATCTACAATCAGTAATAACAATGTTATCATTAGTCTGACGTAGTTTGTTTTCTACGCTGGCCACCCAGATATCAGTATGAAAGTTATTACGACAGACTTCTGTTCCCCAATATTGTAATACCCATCGTGGGGTGATTTCCATACCTAAACGATTACTCCACCATTCATCACGTTGCTCACGCCAAGCACGACTAGTTTTAGTTGAACCTTCTAAGTATTCTCTATTCCAACCAAAGACACTTGCTACTGCGTCTTTTAAACTAGCCGCAAAACTAACACGCTTAAACCCGTGAAATGTGCAAAGATAGTCAGCAATTGTATCTTTACCTGACCCAATTAATCCTGTAACTCCAATAATCATATGGTAACTCCTGTAATACATATTGTACTACAGGAGAGTTATAAAGTAAAATGTTTAGGTTAATTATCTTCCGCCACACCTTGCTCTTTCATATTCTTTTTACGCAATTCCAAATCAGCAGGAGTTGCCTTCCTGATTAGATTAAGATATTTGTCTACCGGAACTGCTTTTATTTCTGTAGGCTTGATACCTTTTACTCCAGGTATTGAATAAAATTCTCTGTCATGGGCACCCTGAACAAACTGCGGTTTACCATCTGGACTATAAAAAGGTAGTTTGTGTAGATACACATTTTCTCCTTTTCTAATCTTGCCACTAAACAAAACCATCTGTGGATCGTTAGGAAACATTGCGGTATCTGAATCGGGAGTAGTTAACCCACCAACTGCGATAGCAACTTTAGGATCACTGGTAGCATAGATAGCATTTTGATTGCTACCTGCGGCACCACCTGTATCAACTGATTGGCGTGGTTCTAACATAGGAATCTTTTGTCTTGAACCATGCCATAGATATTTTTGTTCTGAGCCTTCCGCCACACCTTCTACAATAAACTCATTGGCTCTCATAGACTCTTACCCCAACGAGTATTGATTACGTTCCAATTGATAATCTTCCATTGTTCTTTCAAATACTTTTTCTTATCACTACCATAATCTAGTATCCAAGCATGTTCCCACCTATCAACTAATAACAATATATCATTGCGTACTTCATGGTTTTTAATTGTTTTAATCTTACCATCATATGCTAGGTATAGCCAACCAGATCCTTCTAACTTCATAAATTCAGTTTCAAACTGTTCTTTCATATTATCATATGAACCGTAGTGTTTGTTGATAAATCCCATAATAGGGCCATTTGGATTGTTTTTATTTCTAACTTCGCGGAACTGAGGAAACAATGTATTATGTAAGAATGCACCTGCATAGTTAAAATCTTTATCACCCTCGCCTTTATTATAACGTTCAGCATAACCATTGGCTAATTTATCATAGTGAAGTTCTATTGTATCTTTACTAAGTACAGGTGCAAGTTCACCTTCAGTAAAGTTTAGTGGAATGATTTCTATGTCTTGGGGTTTACTCTTATCTTCAAGTAAAGTAATAAATTCACGCATCATATAATTATAAAATCCTATTTAACCTTGTACCCAAGTCAATGGCTGACTGTAATCTACATAACGTTTTAGTTCATCGTATAGTTGTTCCATTGCGGCTTTGCCTTCAGCTTTCATAGCTGTACCGTTTAATGTTGTGCCGCCGCCTGGACCTGCGATAGTACCAAACTTCTCACGTGCCTCACCAATGATTAGTTTTAAGTTAGCTAAAATGAAGTCACCAATCCATACACCAGCACCCGGATCTTGTAGTAACACTTCTTCTGGTCTTTGTACGTCAGCCCAAATAAGAACACGCTCACCACTACCTTTTGGATCACGAACAATACGTATTACTTTTGTAACTGGATCGAATGTATAGATTACATATCCACCAAACATACGTGCGGCTAGTTCTACATAACCAGCATAAAAGTCATATGTTGCCATACCACCTGCATAGTTATAGTTTAATAGATAAGTGTTTAATATAGCTGAACTGAATGGATCAAAACTGCTTGCTCCCGGTCCAGTCTCTAATCCAACTGTTCTACGATAGATACAACGAACATTGATAAACTCTTGTGGCAATGTGTAAGTGTCCACGTTTTTTACAACTGTCATTAGTGTGTATGACTCTGCCGTAGCATTTTGCGCTCGTTGACGATATACTTTTATTGCGTAGTTGTATGCCGCTTCGTAATGTTGAGGATCTAACTCAAGGTCAATAATGCCATCACCCAATCTATAACGTAGATTACTGAATAATGCTTGTTTCAACTCATCTAGTGTTAAACCAGTTGGTGTAGAAAGAATGTTTGCTGTTGCAGATATAGTCATATTAGTTTCCTGATGTTGTATTTATCAGGAAACTAATGATCCTTAGATATCGCTGTTTTAGAACGCTTTTAGTATAATCATATTCTCATTAAAGCGGCCATTAGATGCAGTAACTACTGCTTTAATGTCGTTAAAGTATTTACGAGCTGCCGGCTTACTTCCCATAATTTCTTTTAATTGTTCAGCAGGTTTACGTAGTGTTTTAACTTCACTTTTTGCTGTATCAAATCCTAGCAATGTATTACCTTTAACCGTAAATGCTTTGCTATAATCATCTGCGATATAGTGATGCAGTTTGCGTTTTGCACTATCATATACCCACGCTTCACTTGCACCGTGAAGTTTGATAGGACTAATACTGACTAAATCAAGTTTATTTGCAGTATCTTTAAATGTTTTCAAATACTTTAATTTAGATACAATTTTCTCAACAGGTACTGCTTTACGTGCCCTAGGAGCTTTTGCAGCCTTCTTAACACTGATATAACTATTCAAGTCATTGATAACTAATTCAATAAACTTAACAATGTTTTTTAATTGAATTTTACTGAGATGATTGTAACCTTGAATCAATTGACTATCAGTTCCTTTAATTACCTCTTCAAATTCATTCAATTTCTTTTTCCATACTTCAGTTAAAATACTGATATGTTGTGGCATCACATTCTTTTTAGCAACTTCATCCATTGGACGTAGTGAATGTTTTGTAGGTGCACCGGATGTGATGAATTCATCAAACAATCCCTCAAGCTCACCTGCGGCATCACGTGCTTTTTCTTTTAATATGTCTTGAATGTTGGGTCGAGCAGGTGCTTCAACTTCAACTTTTTCTTCTTCTGGTTTGTGTACTAACTTTAACAAACGATTGATTTCGTTTCCAAGTGTCAGTTCCTCGTGTTCAGATAGTTCTAGCCCACGTAACTGCATACGTGCTAACCAGCATAGTGTCAATAGAAATTCATTTTCGTGAATCCTACGCATTGTTTTAGCATCATCGGTACGTTTATGAAATTCTAAATATTGGGAAAGCAATTCTTTTGCATCTTTTTTCCCATAAAAACGATGATACCAAGTAAAACTACGCATCAATGCAACCCTGCGTTTATCCTCATCCGGTTGTAGTACAAATAACGGCTCATCTCCATAATGTTGTACATCCACATCACGTGGATTTAATGCTTTAACTAGACTATGGTCCTCTGTATTACGCTTACGTGTTGCCATTAGGCACTCCTTTGAATTGATTTATTATTATAACACAACCCATATTTATTGTCAACCTTAGGATTCAAGCGTAGGACATTGCGATAAATACTATTATGCCAAAGTTATCCTTATACCGCCCAAATAAACAAAATGATTATCGGTTCTTTGATAGAACAATATCCGAAGAATTGCGTGTCGGTGGCACGGATTTATACATTCACAAATATTTAGGTCCAACTAATCAAGGACCTAGTATTGATTATACTCAACCAGAATATGACAGTTTAAATCCTACCAATATTCAGGATTTATTATTCTTGGAAAATAGAGATAGAACATATGATCCAAACATTTATAGGTTACGTGGCCACTATAATGTACAGAATTTAGACTTTGATTTAAGTCAGTTTGGATTGTTTTTAAATAACGATATTATCTTTATCAATGTTCATTATAATGATATGATTGATATTGTTGGTCGGAAACTAATGGTAGGTGACGTATTAGAATTACCGCACTTATTAGATTATAATCCATTAACAGAAACTATACCGGTAGCATTAAAAAGATTTTATAGTATTACTGATGCTAATTTTTCTAGTGAGGGATTTAGTCAAACTTGGTATCCACATATGTGGCGTATTAAATGTGAGCCATTAGTTGATAGTGAAGAATTTAGTCAGATATTAGCAGAACCGATTAACCAAGATAACTATTTAGGATTATGGGATCCCACTAAAGTATATCCAGCTGGTTATGTAATGACATTTGGTGATAAGAATTACATTAGTAAAATAGAAGTTCCGGCTGGCACTATGCCACCAAATACAACATATTGGGAGTTAGATACGGCTTCAAATCTTAAAGATATACTTGCTACGTATAATAAAAATATTGCTATTAATGATGCCGCACTTCAAGAGGCTGCACGACTTGTACCTAAATCAGGTTATGATAGAAACAACTTATACATTGTACCTACATACGGTACCTTTGAAACTAATACAGAGTTGTCGGGTAAATACAATCAACCTGCACCACCTATAAATGTTGTGGTGCCTAATCCAGGTCCACCGGTTGCTACAGTTTCAATGGTACAATCTTCATTGTATAGAACTGCTAGTCCTGTGTTAAGAATTTCGGCAGCTTCAGCACAGTCTATTTGGGACATGACTGTTGATGGTGGTGTAGTTGCACCTAGGTCAACACTTTCGTTAAGAACTGCATCACTTTTACCTGTACTGACCGACTCTGGTTCAGGTCCAGTATCTGGTTATACTGTATTAACTGTTGATAGTATTGGTTATAATATTACAGGTCCATATGGTACTGCTGATAACACATACGCAACTGCTGACCAAAATCCAGAGGCTCCAAACTTTACTGGTACTGAACCATACGGTCCAAATACTATGGACTATCGTGCAGATAGTGATCCTAGATTCCAGTTCATTGCACGTAGTAGCCCACGAACATTTGGTTACACAACTGGTTACTTAGACGGTGACGGTACTGCTCCTAACGGTTTCCCAACTGGTGCAGGTATTGCATTCCCGCAAAATCCTGCAGTGGGTGATTACTTCTTACGTATTGATTACTTACCGCAATTATTATATCGCTGGGATGGTCGTCTATGGGTAAGAATATCAGAAAATGTAAGGACTCAAACTGGTATGACTGCAGGAGATTTGTCACAACAATCTAGTTTCATAAATAATAGTAATGTAACGGTATTGACAGATGGTACCACTACTACTCAGAAACAAGCATTAAGTACAATACTTACAATAGCCCCGGATTCAATTCCACCAACACCTTAAAGAATAACTTATGGCAGCCTTTTTCTATGACAATCAGATACGCAGATTTTTAATACAGTTTGCAAAAATATTCAGTAACTGGGAAGTTACTAAAGGTAAAGACCCTGCAGGTAATGAAATATTTGTTCGTGTACCTATTATGTATGGTGATAGTAGTAGACAAGCAAGTACTATCATTGCTAACAATAGTGCAAGTAACTTACCAAGTGCGCCATTGATTACATATTATATCAGTGCATTAGAGTACGACCAAAAACGTACACAAGATCCTACATTCATTGACAAGATGCAGGTTAGACAACGTAGTTATAATACTGAAACACAACAATATGAGCAAGTTCAAGGTCAAGCATTTACGATTGAACGATTGATGCCTGTACCCTATACATTACGTATTAATGTTGACTTCTGGACTACTAACTACCAACAAAAATTAGAACTAATAGAGCAATTGGGAACATTATTCAATCCTTCATTAGAGATACAAAGTACTGATAACTTTATTGATTGGACTAGTTTAAGTGTTGTTTACCAAGATGGTATAACATTTACCAGCCGTAGTATCCCACAAGGTACAGGTAATCCCATTGATGTATTAAGTTGGAAGTTTTATATGCCTATATGGCTAAGTAATGCCGCTAAACTTAAAAAGATGGGCGTTATCGAAAAAGTTATTGCTAGTATCTTTAAAGGTCAAGCATTACAAGATATTCAAGATGATGATTTGTTGTTAGGTACTCGACAAAAGATTACACCATATGGATATAAGTTGTTACTGATTGGTAATAGATTACAATTACTACCTGCAGATGAAGCATTCTATCCAAGTAATGAGAGTTTAGAATATCCACCTCCACCAGATACAAGTTTATATTGGACCGCATTGTTAAACGTATACGGTACATTACGTCCCGGTATCAGTCAAATATGGTTACAAAATCCATTTATGACTACCGACATTGTTGGTACTATTGTTCCTGACCCAACAGATGATAGATTGTTAATATATGATATTGATACTGACACCCTGCCACAAAACACATTGGATCCTGTAGACAGCGTGGTTAACCCACTAGTCACTGGACCAAACGCAGGACTGCCAGGACCAATCAACGGTCGTAGATATCTTATTGTAGAAGATGTGGGTAGTCCGGGTAATACTACTATTGCTTGGGGAGCATTGATTGCAAATGCAAATGACATTGTTGAGTTTGACGCAACATCAGGTGAATGGTTTGTATCATTTGATAGTCAATCTGCTACTACAGTAGAATACGTAACCAATCTTACTACTGATTTGCAGTATAGATTTGATTATATCAACAACGTTTGGATGAAGTCATATGAAGGTTGGTACAACCAAGGGGATTATTCTATCGTCATCTAATACTGTGATAAATCATAGTATGAACAATATTTCCGCAGGTATCTTTTTCTATTCTGAAAATACAAAACGTTTCCTATACCTGCTACGTAATGACAATAAGAATCCAGGTAACTGGGGTATACCCGGTGGTAAAATAGAAACTGGTGAAACGTTACTTGAAGGTTTACAGCGTGAATGTATGGAAGAAGTAAATTACTTTCCCGAACACGCTAAACTTGTACCCATTCAGAAGTTTGTCAATAATACATTTACATATCATACATTCTTTTGTAAAGTAACTGATGAATTTACCCCTGTATTAAATGATGAGCATTGTGGTTATGCTTGGGTAGGAAACAAACAATATCCCAAACCATTACATCCGGGATTATTTAATACAGTAAACTTTGATGTTGTTCAGAAAAAATTAAACGCACTTACAAAAAAAGAGACCTAAGTCTCTTTTTTTATTTTAGCAATTTTGCTATCGTATCAAATCCCAATGATCCTATTACAACACCTGCCCCCATCATCATCCAGCGCCATTTTTCAAGCGCAGAGATTTTGTCAGACATTGCCTGATGTGCATTAGAACTAGCGTCCTTCATACCTTTTAGCATCACCTTGGTATCATCGTTGTTTTTAACCATTTCAAGGTGAATGTCTTTGATATCAGCTTTTATTTCACTGATATCATCGGTAATGTTTTGAACCTGTACCTGAAGTATTGCTACTTCTGTTTCAGTTTTTGGCATTTTGATTGTCCTACTAGTTACCATAATTAAGCACTAGCAATAACCACAATTGGGTTAGGCTGACCTTCATATGTATTAGCGGCGTATGCTGTGTTGAATGTAGCAATAACATCAGGGTTAACACTATTAACAACAGCAGTACCTGTACCGGTTCCTGCGGCTGTAGCAAGGAATGTAACGCCTGTCATATTAGATGCCGCACCGCATACTGACCAATCTGTTGTACCACTACTATAAATTGTATACAATGTACCTACACTTAGTGAAGCGGCATCAACTTGCGTTGGGAACACTTCAGTGTTATAATCATTTACACTTGAAACATATGCTGTACCAGAGGCTGCATCAGTAGACAAGATGTTCATTGTGTTTGGTGTCAATGCTGTGTTAGCAACGTTTGCTGTATAGCATTGTGCAATTAAACCAGTTGTACCACCTTGTACAAGATACTTTGTCTTACCTTTTTGACGAACAATGAAACCAGCTTCGTCATCTGCATAGATGAATGCAGATCCTGAAGCAGCCACTGCCGCATTTGCAACTAATTCAACTACATCTTGTTGTGCGTCTGGTGTACCAGTAGCACTTGACAAGTCAACTTCAGCACCACCCAATGTTGTAGAAACAGTGAATGCAGCCGCATTTGCTATTGCTTTAACAAAATAAACTTGACCAGAAACTAGACCACCCAAATTAGCAGTAAATCTTACTGTTCCATTAGCTAATAACGTTTGAGCATTACCTGAAGTACCAATGATGTTACCTGTATTTTGTGTGTTAGCAACAGCAACAGTCGTTAAGCCAGGCACTGTGTTTGCAAAACCTAGAGTAGTATAATCAGTCGTTGTACCATTAACGTTTGCACTTGCAACTTGAATTACAGAACCCACACTTAATGTGTTTGTTAAGTCAGTACCAATACCGGTTACATATGCAGTATCAGTGGCAGCATACAATATACCTGTACCAGAGATACCGATAGCTACACGTGGTAGAACCTGTGAACCATATATTCCTGTGTTGCCACCAACTACACCATATGTATTAGCGTTAGTTGCAGGGAAGCCGGCACCACCTTCAGGGTTGTTGAAATATGCATCAACTACACCAACTGACATTGCTACTGATTGACCAGTAGTGTCAGCCAATGTAACTGCTGTGCGAGTTGTGTTTGCGCTTAAGTCAGTGGCTGACACTGTAAAGTTGTTTGCATCAATAACTGTTAATATATAGTATGTTGTTGCAGTAAGTAGATTACCAACACTTGATGCTATTACGAATGGCATACCTGCGATAACACCGGTTGTTGTTAGACTTTCAGTTACAGTAACAGCACCTGTTGCCGCTGTTGTATCTGTAATTGTTAATATGGCTTGCGCCTTTGCGATTTTTAGAGGACGTCCCATTTGTTTTTCCTTTGATAAAATTAGCGGGTTCTAGCCGCTACGCAGTGGGTTACTGCATAAACCCTCCGAATGAGAGTGTATGATGTATTTATCAAAAAAGAGTAAAATTAACCAGTAAAGCTACCAGTTGGGCTGTTATAACCGCTTGTTCCTGTATTAGGATGAGGTGCGCCCAACTCAGTTATAGTAAACAAACTATTGGCTCCGTCTACAGTTAGATAAGACACTATATTACCTTGTCCAACTATAATACTATTATTAACAGTATTAGGAGGAATCATTTCACTATTTGCAGTAGCTATAGTATAAGGAACTCCGTATGGATTATATCTTGCTGTTGCGCCGCTGATTGCTACTGCGGCATTCGCTGTCAATGTTAAACTTGTGTTATTCGCAATAGATGCAACGATACCCACATTTGCGCCTGCAGTATTACCTATCCAACTGCCTATTGCTAATTCAGTACTGAATGCTGTTCCTGAACCAGTGACAGTTGTGCTGTTAGTAGCGCAAGTTACAGTGCCAGTTAATGCAACGTTTGGAAAACTAGTGGTGTATTGAATAGCTACGTTAGAAGTAGCTATTCTAATCTTATCCGTCGCAATATTTGCGGATGCTGCCGCTGTTGCGCTGTTTGCTGTATATGCGTATGATGCCATTTTTTAATTCCTATATCTTATTTATTCTTATAGTCTGCCTACGGCGACCTCTATTATACCTTCGCCGGTAAAGTTTGCTAATGATTTACCTATAACTGTTCCCATACCAGGATTGTTTGCTGGTCTAGCATAACCATCACCACCTGACACTAACATATCACCTTTACTTATTGTTCCACGAACTTTAGTTGGTACACGACCTTGTAGAGCTAACGCTACTATATGTTCACCTTGGCATTTCATATTCATAACATATGCTGGATCAGTAGATACTACACCTGCTACTTTATTTGTTCCATCTTGTGCAAGTGTAACTTCTTTATCTCCGCCAAAAGCTAAAACAGTTCCCGGCTCATATACAGCATCTGCCTCATAATATTCTGCTAAGTCAGCATATGTCGCATTAAGTCTTGATCCTGCACTTAATGAGAAGTTACCAGTAAATGTTCCTGGATTAGTATTTGATCCAGTAGTAAATGTTACATTACTACCACCAATTATGCCTGCATTTGCTGTATTTAAATTACCTACATTAGCATTACCTGAAACACTTAGGCTTGTTAAGGTACCTATGCTTGTAATATTGGGCTGTGCATTAGTTGTTACAATACCGGCTGTAGTTGCACTACCACTAACATTGCCAGTGACATTACCACTAACATTGCCAGTAAACAAAGTTGCAGATATATTACCTGCAGTAATATTACCGCTAACCGATAAATTTCCTGTAATATTGGCAAGGGTGTTAGTCACAACAACAACGTTAGGTGTTCCTGACACACTAATGACTACATTACTATTTGCACCAACTGAAACATTACTGTTACCATTAACAATACTTGAGCCGGCGGCTATATTGATATTACTTAATAAACCACCATCACCTAAGAATACGGCATTGCCGCCTACATTACCACCAATTGTACCCAATGATAATAGATTACCTACGTTAGCAGTACCAGTAGTAGTAATAGTATTAGATCCAAAACTTGCCAAGAACGTAGCAACATTACTGTTCCCATATGATACGGCTGCCGGAGCAAATACACCATTACCATATAATACATTGCTATTGCTACCATCTAAGTTTGCAGTTGCGATATTACCTAAGCCAGAAACATTAGCGGCTGCTACTGCAAATGCTGTATTAGCAACATTGGCGTTGGGTACAAAACCCGATACATTAGCACCAGCAATGCCAGTTAGTGCTTGACCATTACCTATGATATTACCTACACTTACATTACCGGTTGTAGTAATTGTGTTACTACCATAACTTGCTAAGAATGTTGCTACATCACTATTGCCATACGTTGCGGCAGCTGGAGCAAATACACCGTTACCATACAATATATTGCTTGTACTGCCGTCTAAGTTAATAGATGCAATGTTGCCTGCACCAGAAACATTTGCAAGTGCTACACTATTTGCAGTTGAAGCATAACTGACTGCACCGGTTACATTGGCACCTTGTATATTACTTAAATTGTTACCACTACCTATAAAGTAGTTAGCTGTAATACTATTTGCACCATCTAAGTTACCAGTAGTAATGTTACCGCTAACTGATAAACTACTTAATATACCAACGCTTGTGATGTTAGGTTGAGCATTAGTTGTTACTGTGCCTGCTGTTGTGGCATTACCTGATATATTTCCAGATATGTTTGCTGTTAGTGTACCTGAAATAATAACGTTAGTTGCATTGGCACTAATTGTTTGAGTACCAATGTATATTGTACTGTTAGCCAAATACAAATCATTAAATCTATTTGTGTTATTACCTAAATTGTATGTTATGTCTGTGCTTGGTGTGATATTACCTGCAACAACTAAACCAGCAAGAGTACCTGTACTTGTGATATTTGGTTGTGATGCTGTCGTCAATGTGCCAGTTAATAAATTAGCTGATACATTACCATTTGATACTACAACACTACTATTAGCTATTTCTACATTACCGTTTGCATATTTTAATAAAGCAGAACCAGTTAATACACCACTGACATTATATTGAATAGATCCGTCTACTCCAGCTGCCGGTGAGCTTCCACCGGTTCCAAACGAACTGGTTGCAGTAGCATTTGGAGAATTAGTGTATGTTAAATTTGCGCCATTGAATGCGTTAGCGAGTGTGTCATCGGTATATAAACTTACATTACCAGTAGTACCAAAATTGTTAGCTACTTTAACATATAAAGTTTCACCGTTGATTTCACTATTAGCATTACCGTTAACACCTAAAATTGTAATTGCTGTACCACTTACATAACTAACATTGTTAGGATTAAACGTCATTATTGCAGGGCTAGCATTTGATATAGCTATAATATTTGCAACTACAGTAGTCTTAGGGCTCCAAGATAAGGTACCAGAACCATCTGTTGTTAATACATATCCAATCGCACCTCCGCCAATTTTAACATTACTAACGCTACCTAAATGTACCGGTATACCTGTATATGCTGCCGTATTTCCCGGAGAGTTAGCATTACCACCTGTATTTACCCACGAACCAGTAACACTATCATATCCTAATATTTGTCCAGGTTGCAATGTGTTTGCAGTTATATTAACATTACTATTGCCACTACCTTGTACTTGACTAAAACTAATCTCTGAGTAGCTAGTAAGTACTTCAATGTTTTCGGGAGTGCCAGTAGTTTTACCAATGAATAGTCGGCTAGCATCTTGTGCAAAGCCAAATTGCGCTTCATCTAATTGTGGCAGGTCTACAAGGTTACCTGAACGCTGTTGGATTTTCGATATCTGTATAATGGCCATAAGTGTAATTCTTTGAAGATTTACACTTATTTATCTTAAAACATTATAAGAACTTCATATAGTATTGTTCAACCCGATTGAACCAAATGTCAGTATACTTGACAAACTCAGGTCCTTCTAATATGAATTCCTGATAGAGGTTATCAGCAGAACACATAAAAATGACACCTTTACGTATCTTTGTCCCGTGAACTTCATTGTGTGCATTAGCATAAGCCGCTAACTGAACAAAGTAATCATCAATCCATTCACGTTTTTTGGGCTTGTTTGTTTGTTTATGGTCCATAATAGCGTCACTACCATCGTGTACACCTACTAAGTCTGTCGTCCCTGCATAAACTTTCGGATAATAGAGAGGAACTTCTGTACCCCAATATTCACTGCATTTAACAAGACCTTGATTAATGATTGATTGGGCCATTTTATGGCTTTGCAAGCTATACGGATTGCTTCCGGGCTCATTGAGTACTCCTGTCTTAATGTAATCTTCAAGCCACTTGTGCATTCGTGTCCCACGACCTGCGGCTTCTGTTGTGATTTCTTGTGCTTTCTGAACACCAACTCGTTTACGCCAATTGTTGAGTGCTTGTTTAGATTCTTCACTTTTAGTAGCATCTAATATAGTAGTGACACTTGGGAGTTTTTCACCGTCAGGTGTAGCGTATTTGCGTGAGCCATTTATTGTTTCCCTTAGTAAGGGTGTGTAATTATATTTGTTTGGAATGTACATTGTGTTATTATACATTATTGTTATAAATTGTAAAGAGTAAAGGGATAATTATAAATTTAGTTTAGATTTCATAAGTTTTGCAAAATCATCGTGTATATATTCTGGATAATGAGAATTAGGTAGAATAGGTGGTAAGGGATTAGTTTTAGTATATTCCCATATAGCGGTGATAGGTATGTCTAAATTAATTCCTAAATAACTTAATAGTGATTGAATATCAGGATTATTTATAAATTCTAAGTTTTTCCAATCGTTGAGAGTAGATGAACTATGAGAAATTATTTCGATTTCCGTTATTCCAAAATTTAGTAAACTTGTCTTAATAGATGCTAAATCTAACAAAAATCTAAAAAAATATCCATATTCTGATTCTAGTTTTAATCTAAGTTTTAAATATATCTTTTCAATTGATGAGCCATTTAATAATTTTTGTATTCCTATATTATTATAAGTGGTTCGTGCACCATTTGGTAGTGTGTCAAATATACAATCTCTAGTGTATTCTGAAATTTGTATTATTGCAGTATCTACTTTAATATTATTTTTTTTAAAATTTAACAAATCTAAAAAAACTTTAGCTCTCCACATTGCTGGACCAGAACCACCGAATGAATGATTAATCATATTGACATTAGCAAGTGATGCTAATTTGGCAGGCCATGCTCTTTTCAATTCATACTCATATTTGTCATAATTTTTCCTAGATTCTAGCTCAATTTGATAATCTTTACTTGTTAACCATTTATAATATTCGGTAGTATTTTTGGGATTAAATTTATAAAATGAATTAAATGTGTGGTCTTCTAATTCTGCACCTGCTGAAAAACTGTCACCAATTACGTATATAGTTTTAGACATGACTATTAGTTGTATTGAAAGTTAAATCCAAGAATTTTTAGATACTCGTTTATCTGTTTGATTTGTTTAGGGCCGCAATTTTTTAAAAATCTACGGTGAAAGCCAAATATCTTTACTCTATCATTTATCGTAATTAGTTTATCAACTGAAAAATTTTCATCTAAAAATAAATCAAAACTAGAAGGGGAACATGAAATATGTTTATTTTTTATATGATTGTAATCAATTATTGTATTTTTTCCCAGGTCAATTTTATCATATGCTAAAAAAGAATATAAAATAAATTCACTTATACCATAATTTATCTTACGACCATCGATGAATAGAAGTTTATAAAAAATGTCATCTAGTATATTAGAATTTTTCAATACTTCGTATTCTATCTTAAACGGTGTTTCTGGTTTTAAAAAATATAAAGGTGTTACCTTTAAATCCAGCATATTTTTATACTGTGCTATAGCATCTACCCAACTTTTATCATTTCCATTTTTATATGGTTGATAGTCAAGGTAATTGTCGGGAGGTTCATTTACAAATTCTATAATGCCTGAGCCTATATAATTATCCCATTCATCTATGTTAGATGGCTTTATGAAGAAATTTTTACTATCTAATATTAAATAGTCATCTTTAATTAAGTTTGCTATTTCAAGCTTGCATACTTGCTGAGTAAAATGACCATATATATTTTCTTTATTTTCAAACAGTTGTTGCTGTGATATAATCTTTAACTCATGTCTGCTATAAAAGGGACTCAGTAATTCTTCCCACGCTTCTATGTCAGTTATTTTTTCATTTACTATAACCCAATGACAACATGGTTCTAAAAATTTATGTATGCTTTCAGCTTGCAATAACATTAAATGACGTTCCTTATTACAAGTTACTGTTACTAAATGTTTCACACTCTAAAACTTTCCCCACAACCACATTTATCACGTTCGTTTGGGTTTTGAAACTCAAACCCTTCATTCAACCCATTACGTGCATAGTCAATAATCATACCTTGAACGTATGCACAACTTTTTGGATCGACGTATAAAGTACAACCATTGCAGTCTACTTTAATATCGTATTCTAGTGGGTTATCAACATATTCAAGCACATAAGCAAGACCTGAGCATCCTGTAGTTTTTACACCTATACGAATGCCAAGACCTTTGCCCCGTTTTTGTATTGTCTGTTGTATTTTTTTTGACGCTTTGTCGGTTATACTAATCATTGCGGTTGTTGCATTGCATTTTGAGCCATTTGTGCTACGATTTTTTGATTCTCGTCAGGCTGTGCTGCCGGAGCAGGCTCACTACCCTTAAAAATAACATTATCGCCCTGAATGTTTGCTATACTCTTGTTTAGTGGAGGATTTTTAATCATATTATATAAGTCAGACTTATCAATAACTATATCATTATCTCTGTAGTATTGCAACAATTCTGGAACAGTCCAATCACTATGAACTTCACCCGAGTCAATCTCACTTTTAAGCTGACTAGTTGCGGCGACAAGTCTAATTAATAGTGGACTACCGGCAAACTCATATAATCGCATGATTATCTCTTAGGACGACCAACACCACCTAGAGGCTCTTCTTCAGGAGCTTCGATGCCAATGTCCATTTCTTCTTCGCCACCACCTGGTAGTGGTTCTTCAACATCGAGTTCAGCACCCATCTCACCACCTGCCATATCACCACCCGCATCAAACGCTTCAGTACCACCTTGACCGGTGATGCCATTCAATGCTGTTTTCAATGTTGCTTGACTTTGTGTCAATGCGGCTTGTAATGAAGTTAATGCTTCAGAAACTTGTTGATTGAATGTTTCACTTTCGTTAACACCAATCTCAGATTGAACTGAGTCTGTTAATGCCGGTAATTCTTTTACTAACATATCACTAACTTCTTCAACCATTTTCTGAACTTGGTCTACTAAATCTTGCGCTGCCAAAACAACCTGTGACTTTTCAACTTCTTCGTTCTCTACAACGATACGTGGCTTACGTAGACTGATTTCAGCAAAATGCTTACTCAGTGCTTGTTCCATAAACACAAGTTTTAGGTATGAAGAATTCTGTTGACTTTCATAGAAACCTGTAGATTTCTTTGTTTCAGTCATTAGGCCGCGAACTTTATTAAGCATGTCTCTTGATTGAGCATACGACATTTTACGAACATTAAACGGAACGTCATAATGCTCTTTTAACGCTTTAGTAGCGTTCTCTATTGGGTTTTTGTCAAAATCAGTTAATTTCATAGTTGTATTCCAAGACTAATATAAAGTATTTATCTTTTTTCATTTATTGTTAGGATTTTGAATCAAATCTTTTCTGTTGCCAAGCATATGAATTTGCTATATATTGATTTAGTTCATCACTCATGGCTTTTTTTTGAAACTTATCTTCATTCAATTTAGCAAGATATATCAATTTATCCTCTGTTTTTTTGGCTTTTTTGAACAGTTTGGAATGAATGGAGATATGTACTTCTACGCTACTTAAATGCATATCCAAATCAATAACTCTATTTGCTAACTGGTATTTACCTATTTTATCCAAAACACACCAGCATACTGCATTCTTTATACTAAAAAAGGAGTTAACGTCATCGCCGTTATTTAACGACACAACAATGTCATTTGCATCTTTCTTTTTAATATGATATTTGTTAAACAAACTGTATGTACCGTCAATATCTTTAAAAATTACAACATCTTGCAATTTAGCAAATTCTGAATTTGATATCATTTTATCTAGTTTTCTATCAATTTTATTAACATCAATTCTCATTGTATAACACCTTAAAATAAATATTTCGTAATTCATCTGATGAATCTAAAAACGCAGGTAATTTATCCCAAGCATTTTTAGTTTTAATCATAGGAACACTATCACAATCAGAGTATAATGCACCCAAATCAGAAGTACCATCATTAAACACACTAGGATGTTGAATATCAAAATCAAAGGTCCAGCAAATTATTTGCTCGTTATCCTCTAACAAAAATCCAAAATTCTCAAACTCATCAAACTTAATCTTATTGAAGATTGGTGTTGTGATGTTTTCTGGCTGACTACGTAATGAAACAGCCTGTATAATAGTATCAAAATTACACTGTGTATTTCTGTTATGTAGCCAAACTTCAGGATCATCATCCATTCCTGGTTTAGAACGATTGACAATACCAGTCTGTGTAATATCAAACAATGTATAACAGCTTACTTTAAAACTCATACTTGTATTTAGAGGCAAAAAAAATCCGAGAATAAATCTCGGATTTCTTTGAAGTTAAACTTCTGATTAGCTTGCGCTTGTAGCTGTAGAAGCTAAACGGAAACCAACGTTTGTTACAACAGCACCGCTTAGGTCATAACCATTAACTGTGCCTAAAGCACGAACTTGTGCTTGTAGTGCAGCCGCTGTATATGCGCCAACTGGATAAACAGCAACAGACATATTAGTTGTACTTGTTGTAGCTTGAACTGCATAGATTGCAACTGTAGCTAATTGCTCAATAGAAACCATAACTTGTGCAACCATTTCATCAACACCAAGTTGTGTTGTAGGAGCGGCGCCTAAGTCAAAACCGAAGAAGTCTAACGCTGGACCATATAAGTTAGTAGTCGTGCCGTTAGCTGCCGTGTCTGGAGCTACTGGACCATTTTGTACGTCAATTGCGAATACTGGTTGTGCATCGCCGTGTGTTCTTGTAAAACCTGCCATAATAAAATTCCTTTAAAAAGTTTGAATCATATAGATTCATACTATTATTTATGCCAGGCAATAAAAAAAGTCGGTTTTGGCTATTGTCTTCCAGCCAAATTCTGACGACTAAAGCCCATTCTATCCACAAATTTAAGACCGTGACTCACGAAACCCTCTTGAGTTTGTGTACCATCATCTAAATAACCTTTTACAGGGGCTGTTTTTGCGGCTTTATTAAGCTGGTCTACAATGTTCATTTTGAGGTTGTATATAGCTACCCAGATAGTAAATGCACCTACCAATCCTGCTTTATTGGCTTCTAAATGTTGACTTATTTTCTCACGCATTTTATCAGTCATTGGTCTTGATTGAACATATTCAATAAATCCTGCATATAAATCGTTCAAGTCTCCGGCTACAATACGCTTATTAATGTAAGTAGTGAATAACTGATTAAACGTATTTCTTGCCTGAGGTGCAGTACTCATTAACTGTTCTACTGCCTGACCATATTTTTGTATAGATGCTTGTGCTTTTTTAAACAATGCTGAATTTAATTTCAAATTAGGTGTGATCGGCATTTTAGCAGGTAATATAGCTACATCACTATTATTCTTAAGATTGCCAATAGTACCATCTAACGGTGTTGATTGATCGGTTGTTAATGCATCCGGTGGAATATATCCATGCACAACTATCCCTGAATTTTTACCATCTAAAAATTTACCTAAATCACTGTTTGCATCTACTGTATATGTAATACCTTTAGGATTTGCTTTGAATGTGTATAGCCCGTTCTTTTCTACTAATGGTTTACTAAACAATAAATCACCCCAATAATAGCCCTTACTTTTATCTGCTTTTGATAGTCCAGGCCATATTTGTGCAATTAATTGATGTAAGTCTGAACGATTTACACCACGTGCCATATCATATTGTGCAAACTGCTCTGGGCTGAATACTTGACGACCAGTACCATCTTTCTTGTTGAACATATGCTTGTCTAATATAGTAAACTTCCCGTTACTATTACGTCCAAAAATTAATGCAGGATATCCGTCCCATTTAATTGTTACCTTTTCAGGCTTAGCTACAGTATCAGCCATTGCTTGTATAGCTTGATTGGCACCTTGTGTACCACGTAAGAAAATTAAATCTTCAGGGTGATCCAAGTGACCTTTATCTTCTGTAATGATAGTGTTAATACTATCTACTTTATTTCTAAGATAAGCTAATGATTCGGATAGATTCATTTAAATCTTACCTTGTTGTTTTGCTACAGCTAACAATCTTGCATCTGAAGGGTCAACTGTTTTTTTATTGTTCTTTTGTTTGCCGACAGAAATAGTAGGTTGTGAAGTTTTGCCTACCTCATTTTGTAAGCTTTTCAATATAGATTGTTTTTGTCTAGTAGATAAACCTTGCATCAACTTAGTGATTTGTGCAACAGTCATTTTAGCTTGTTGTGTTGAAGCTTGTGTAGATTGAGTAGTAGTATTTTGTGGTGTGGTTGTGGATGTTGATGGTGTTGGTAGTGCAGGCTTTGTAGTTTGTTCCGCTTCAGGATCTTTTAACTGCTGTGCATGACTCACAGAATATGCCAAGTTAGCTAACTTGGGTAAAGTTGTTCTACCTTTATCTTTTGCATAGGTTTGTTCTAACTCTTTAGCCAATGATGCTACATTAGTCGTTACAGTAGGATCACTGATATCCACATTCTTCATAAACTGTTTGAAGAAGTTAGTAATATATTGGCTGATAGTTTGTTTTGTTCCGCTTTGTGCAGGATCTTGTTCAGCTAAAATAGTTTCAAAGATATAGTTTAGCTTATCAAAACGACTACCTTCAGCAACCTTACCTAAGTTCTGTGCTATCTGCCCAAATGCATTTTTACCTGCATTTCTAGGTTTTACATTACGCTTAGGCATCGTAATAGTATTGTCCTTATATTTTTTAACAGATTTTTTGGCAGTTGATTGCTTTCTCTGTCTTACATTAGTCGCACTTTTGTTAAACTGGTCTGTGGGTAATGTACTTACTGGTAACATTTCACCTTGTGCATTTTGAGTAGCAACATTTTGCTGTTGTTGTCTTACATTGGCAGCACTCTTGGCAAACTGATCTGCCGGTAACTTGTTCATAGGATTCATCTGACCTTGTGCGGCTTGAGTTGCGGCAGCAAGTTTTTCTTGTCTAATCTGTTCAGGTGTCTTTGGTGTATCTACTGCTACAGCCGGTGCCTTTGTTGTCATCTGACCTTGTGCGGCTTGAGTTGCGGCAGCAAGTTTTTCTTGTCTAATCTGTTCAGGTGTCTTTGGTGTGGTAGCAGGTAATTTGCTATACGGTGACATTTGTTTGTTAGGATCAATATTATACTTAGGACCTTCAGAAGCTCCTGGTTCTCTGATAGCATCTGCTTGTGCTTTTTGTGCGGCTATACGTTTTTGTGCGATAGCATCAGCCGCACTAGGTAGTTCGTCTTGTTGTGTAGTTTGAGTTGTCTGTGGAGTAGTTTGAGTTGTTTGCGGAGTAGTTTGTCCAGTAGTCTGAGCACCTTGACCTGCGGCATTAGGATCAACTAACCCGCCATTAATCGCACTTTGTAATCCGCTAAGGGCACGACTTGTGAATTTTGTAATATAATCATCTTTAGCCATTTGGTCAGTGGTGCTTAATACATTTTTACCGGCCAATGATCCTAGTCCTGTCCTTAATGCGGCAGAACCATAATCACCAAATAAACTTCTACTATCTATTTCATTTACTACAGGTTTCTTAAATTCATTCAGCTTCACGGTTTTTCCTTAATGATTTGGAAAACTTTGCTTGATCCTTGCTCTTTATAGCACCTAACAGTTTACGCTCTAAAATAGCGGCTTGCTCTGGACTATAATTACGATTAATCATCTCTATTAGATTGATAGCACTGGTAATAATATTGTGGCCACGACTCTCAATAATGTGTGTCGTGTCCCTATTGTTACCAATTGCTTCTAGTTCTTCTAAGAGACTGCGAGTTTGTTTTTGCATATTAGTTTCCTAATAGTATTTATCTACTTTTAGGTTTATTTCTTTAAACTGTTTAACATTGCCTTGAGCTTAGAACCCTGAACATCTGCTATAATACGCTTATTTTCTGGCTCTAGTATCTCTCCCGTAGCCTGGTCTATGATAGGTTCAGTTGACTGTAACGTACTTTGCGGTTTAAGTTGACTCATAATATCATTAGCACTGGGCTTAGGAGTATAACTAGTCTGATTATCAGGGTCACTGTCACTAATACGCATAGTTTCAATATCATAGTCTAAGTCAATCTTTTGTCCTACACCAGTACTACTACGACTTTTCATACATTGAATTTGATACTTACCACGCTCACGCATACTGCGACTTGTAAAGATACCAAACACATTATCCGCTGTGTTAATCTTACTGATACCACCAGCAATGTGACTGTGGTCAAACTCAATCTCATCAACAGCACTACGATTCAACTGCGATGCAGTCACCATCAGTATACCTAGCTCTTTTGCAAGATTACGTAGTTCTTCGGCAACATACTTGTCTTTGATAAACTGGTCGTTAGGATTAACTTTAACAGAGACGGGCATAACCAAGTCTAAGTAGTCAACCATCACAAAGTTAATCTTAATACCTGTTTGAATTTGCACTTCTTTTAAGTAAGCACGAATATCATTCACATTACTTTGTGCAGGCAATCCTTTAACACGATACTGTCCTGACTTCTTACCAACCATCTTAACTTTAAGACTAGTGGTATCAATATCTTTACGAATTGCTTTTGTACCCATCATAGTCAACATAGCATCTGTTCTTAATGATGTTAGTTCTTCACTAAGTTCTAATGTAATGTACACCCCGCTCATCCCTTGTTGCAACCAGTTCAATGCAATATTCATCATAACAAGACTCTTACCTGAACCTGAACCACCTGCAAAGATATTAAGTTCACCCCTACTGAATCCACCGTATAAGATACGATCCATTTGTGGCCAGCCTGTACTTACTTGCCCACCATTGTTAAAGTATTTGTTGATACGTGCCGCCGGGTCATAGAAGTAATCAGTTCCCATATCTTTTTGTAAACTGATTTGAACTGCGTCTTTGATTAGTTTTTCAACTGGACCAAAGTCATCCTTCTCAAGTAAATCGGCAGCTTTAAGAATAGCTCGTTCCAACTCTTGTCGTTTAGTAAATGCTTCAAACTCATCTAAGAACCAATTAAATTGATTGGGACTAAAGTTAGGGATGATATCAATATCTTGTCCAGTAATAGCTTTAATCTGTGTCGGATCGGGTAAGATACTATATTTTGTAGTATGTTCTTTGTATAGATTTACGATAGGTCTTAATGACCTATCAAAGTTTTCGCTGTTTAATATGTTCATAACTCTAGTGTAGAGTTCTGCCTCAGTAATCATTACACGCAAAAATATCTTTTGCATCTCAATACCGTAATCTTTTTTATTTTCGTAATCTTTTTTCAATTTTCTTCCTCTGTAGTTCTATTTTGATTTTACTAGTTGTCGCACTACTCAATATACTGAGTAATGTAGGCAACTTACCATACTTAACTACCGCGTCATTTACATCTTTAACACTGTCATCCCAGTTGGGAATACTTACACTATAACCTAGCTCTAATGCTCTATCACACGTTTCTAAACCTGTCGCATCTCTATCGGGAATAAAGATAATACGTTTATTAAGTTGTGCTAGAATCTGTGCTTGGTCGTCATTGATTGTATTATGTGTTAACGCACAAGCATTTAAGCTTAATGCGTCAAAGATACCTTCAACTAACAAACATACTTCCCAATCGGGTTTCTGAAAGTCATAACCAAATACATAGCCTGGTTGTTGCTCGTTAATATACTTTGGGATTTTGTTATCTAAGAATCTGCTCGTATGACCTACAATTTTATTCTTGTAAGTATAAGGGATAATAATTCTGTTTGACTGTCTGCCAGTATCATTAGGTGTAACTAAGAACGGGTAGTCATTATAATTTATCGACCTCGCAGATAGATAATCAATGTATACTTTGTGTAATGTGTTTTTAATATCAATTAATTCGCCTACAGGCAACGTATGTTCTTTAAATTTTATTTTTGATTTTTGTTTTTTAAGATTAGTAAAGTCTAGTAAATCTTTATGCTGTAAACTTTCTAAACTCCATTTACTAATTTGTTCAGGTTGAATACCTGACCACAATAATATATTTTTAGTATTTTGAGTAATACTTTTACCCAACATAAATCCACACTTAAACCCACAGTTAAAGCAATGATATGACCAATTGAATTGCCCATCAAATTTAATACCACCACGCCCACGTGTATCAGTTTTATGCCCACGACGGCTACAACAGATAGCATTAAAACTATGCCATCCACCATGCGTGAGTTTTTTCTTTCCGGGAATTACTGATAGGATATCAAACATCTATGTAGTATAACACAACTGTCATAGATAAACAATACTTTAGGTTGATTATCTTGACAAAATATTGGTTACTGCACCGTTATTGCTTTCAAATTGCATTCTAACATATGGATGATAACCCTGAACAACATAACCTTTTGTATCGGTTGCAGCCGTATAAGTATCGGTTAATATAGGATACCAATCACCATCTACAATCGTAGAACCTTCAACAACAACGTTGCCATAAAAATCACTATATTGTGCTTGTAGTGTTAATATTGGACTGTCGTTGGTATCAATTACGCTAGTGTAATATGTGATGTTGCTTTCACCGTTACCATCAGGGTGTAAGTTAGGGAAGTCTTGTCCAGTCGGAATACTTACTGGCATTGAAGGAACAAAGCTTGGTAATACACTATTAACGATATTCATATCACCACGTGCTCCTGCATTTTGGTCTACAAACACAGGGTAATCAAATTCTCCTACAGGAATCTCCAATGAATAATAACATTTCTGTGCATCAAGACTTGCTAAATCAGCAGAATTTAAAAGCAATGCGGCAATACCAGTTGCAGGTAATTGTAGAGTTAATGCTTTTTGTAATAGGACCACATTACCTTCATAATTAATAATCCTACAAACTATTGATTTACCTGTAATATCTACGGGTTTTTGTTCTTGGTTTAAGAACTGAAATTGAATTTGATTGTCTACACCCTTATTAAGTGTAAGTGGCTTGGCATACTGAGGCATATAGCTCCTTGGGGAAAATCCTGATAAAAGTATAACGATTTGTCTTTGTGTATAGACGAAAACTTGAGTTGAGTACATAATGATATTTATCAAAATATATTGCCAAGCTACCCGATGATAAATATTTCGGTCAATATAACAACAATGATATCAAACGAATTTTTTAATAAACTAACAACAAATCATCCGTTCATAACTATATGTTCATATGCCAACCAAGACTACGTTGGAATAGTTCAGAACCGTGATGATATAGTCACCACTATTTACGATTATGGGTCTATAATGGAGTCTAGTATTAGAGAAAAATTCTTAGAACTAGGTGATATTTGGTGGTGGGAAAGTAATAGACTTATCCCAATCAACCTCTTTTTAAAAGAAGAATGGATTATATTTAAACCATATCTCAGAACTTTTAATAACAAAAGTTTAACAGTAATACACGGCCCCTTGTGTAGTATGTCTGAATTGAGTAAGCGCAGAAGCAAACGCCGTAGTATTACACTAGTAAAAAGAATAGTTTAAGTCTGTTCTTCTAGTAAATTCATATGGACCACTACTAAATGTGCATATGCGATTGCATGACTCTTTTTAAAACTGTACCCATCAGTATTTGTATCCCAAATAGTCTTTGATATTTCAGACCATTGTTGCCCTATTAAATGTCGTTTAGCTGGTCTAATTAGTGCCAAAAACATTGCTAGTCTGGGAATGCTATTTACTGAACTTGGCATCTTCTGCAATGATTGATAATGATTCCCCAAGTGAATCAATTTCTCTACAAATTCTCTTTTATTTAAGTTATCCCAATTAGGCTCACGCATCAATGTTGCTAAATGTAGCTCATCACGAACATGAGAATAAACGTGAACATTCAATAAATCTAGTTTGAAATACCCTCGTTGTTCTGCTTGAACATAGTCAATAGCTGCCATATCATTGACTGGATCATATGGTATGTCAGTAACATATACACCAGTAGCATGTTTACGCATAGGTTTAGCATTACGCATTGCCGCCGGGGTATGACGTATTAACTTTAACAAATCATCTCTTGACCCAAAGTCAATGTCAATGTCTGAATCAATTCTCATCTTGGGAGAGGTACCAGTTCTGCTTTAATTAATTTAGTATACGCTTTTTGCACAACAATAGCTTGTCTTTCGGCATCTTCAACTGCCTTGTGACTGGTTACGTGACCGCCGTCTTTAAGACTTACTCCGGTTATCTCATACAAGGTACGTGTATCTCTGACGGTGTAGAAAGGCCAGGGGATTCGCATTTCGAGATTTCTCCAGGCCGACTCTGCCACAACCACATCGAATGATGCACCATTGCTCCAAACAGCACGGCGATTCCAACAAAACTTATAAAGTATTTCCATACACTCTCTAAATGGAATTCTGCCATTTTCTCCCATAGCCTCTTCAAGTGCTTCAGGACTTTGCTCACTCCACCAACGTAATGTATCTTCATTGATACTCCTATTGTATATTTCTGTCTGTTCTTCAATTGTAGGTCGCAACTCTAATCTTTCAACAACCCCACTACCTTTAGGATCGAATCTTACTGCACCAATGGTTAATATAACACAATTAGGACTTGTGTCAAGTGTTTCCATATCAATCATTATATCCTGTGCCATATTATGCCTGTAATGTTTTCCAAATATATTTCTTCTCTAAGTAATCTTGTAGCTTCAATGCTTCTGTCTCGCTATTGAATGCTACACCTTTAATCTCATACATATCTTCTAAGTAGGTAGCATAGTCACCGTTAACATCTTGTGCCCAAGTGTTCCATGTAATCCACATAATATCTAATTCGTCTTTTACAATTGATATGCTAATACCTACTTCTTCACTGCCTATATAGTCAAACAACACATCCAATAGTTTTTTCTTTGTGTGAAAGTGTTTAATGTTCTGCCATTTAGGCCATGATAACATAAATTTATTATCTTGTAAAGCTGTTATGGGAAAGGGTGTATTGTTCATTGGAATTTTAATAAAAATATTAGGTACTTCTTTTCGTCAACAATCTCATAACCATCTGTTATGTTGCCATTGACTATATTCATCTTTACACCATACTTTCCTATAAGATAATCTTCAAAATCATATGCGTCAAACTCACGGTTTTGTTCCATATATTCTTTACGCACTTTCTTCAATGCTTCCCAATAGTTCCAACGATTTCTACGTTGGTTTATATTTGGATCATCGTCATCGTAGTCCTGTATGTGAGGTATTGATACCATCAACTCCACCTCAATGTGAATAAAATGTAATCTCTCTCATATCTAAACTTGAAGCTAATAGTGTCATCATCAGTTACACCCCATCTACAATGCCTTTCATATTTGCCTATATTAGTTTCTAACCATTTAATTATTTCATTAATTTTGTCAAAACGTTTGGCACGAACTGTGCATTCATACCAACCGGGTTTGGTGTTTTCCCATCCGACAGCATAGTCATAATGTTCAATTATCATCCCCACCTCAACATAAAATAACTTGCATTAACATCATTGTAAAAAGTAAACACAGTATGCTTCTCTAGTTCTGGTTCCCAATTAGATCCACTAAAGCTGTCATAGATTGGTTTATGATAAGCAAAATCAAAATCTTTACCCATGAACCAACCGTGACGTTTTAACTCATTAACTATTTCTAAGGTTCTACTAACATCAATGTACAATGTTACTTGACGCACTTTAACCCCATCTTAATTCAAAATGAACAGCGTCACGCTCATCTTTAAAATAGAAATCCATATAATCTACGGTAGGATCTGTACTAAATTTATCTCCCGGTAATCCGTACTGTTCTATAGCCCAAGCACAGGTTTCATTCCAATCTATAATATCTCCCTTTTTCCAAGGTATACGGACTCTAGTACCCGCCTGCATTCAATAACTCCTTAACTTGTTTCACATTCTCAGGCTCACGATTGAATTTAATCTTCCATAGTTCTGGATTAATATAGTCAATAACCATCTTAACCTGTGATTCATTTAAACCATCTAAGAACTTCACGCCACTATTACTCTGATATAGCATCCAAGGACTAAGTTTACCATTGGTAATACTATGGCATATCTTGTTAGGGTTACCGTAACACAAATAGTCTTTAGGTACAATACCCTCTTTCTCTGCTAAATCCATAGTAGTTTGGACACTACGTGCAATAGCATCTAATGGATCTTCAATACGCAAATACTCAATCAGATACTTTGTATAGACGCTATCACTTGCCCACGTATCAATTTTGATGTTATTTTTTAACAACCAATCTACGTATCTGCTAATATTGATGGCATTGATATTTGCACAATGAGTCCCAAACTTTACAAAGGCAGTATAATAAGCACTACGAATGAACTCCTCATAAGTTTTATTCTTTTTAGTACTAGTATTCTTTTTATAAAACTGTAGCCAAGATTGAAAGCCAATACGATTGCCTTGCATATCTTTATTCATCCAACGTTGTTTGTTTTCGCATAGGTGTTTAGCCATAGTAGACTCACGTAGGAACTCTCTATTGCAAAAATCACAACCATATTTGATTGTCTTATCAGTTGCCTCTGTCTTTTTCGTATTGAGTGATATCTTCATCTGTAACCGTTTGGCTTAGTACTTCTATGTCTGCTATTTTTAAATGGGGGTATATTTCTGCAAGATGCATTTTCTTTCTCTGCTCTTGCACAAATGCCTTTGAATATTCTGTTATATCCTCACTATTTGCTTTAGGATAAATCTTTGTAAAGTACTCTTTGATTTCTTTTACTTGTGCAGGTTCTTTTAACAAACTAACACGTTCTTTAATCTGAGGTAACCATTGATGATATTGTTTACCTTTGCCGGGGCTTGCCGCACACATCATATACCATTGTAGTTTAGGATGCTTTGATACATTTTCATTAAAGAAGTATTTGTTAGCGTGATATTCTGTACTCATTGCATAGTATCCTGCAATATCACTAGAACCCTTTACATAACTTAACCACTTGATTAACATAAACGGAACAAACTTACGTTGTTGCTCGGGCGTAAGTCTATCATAATAACCATAGTCCTTCTTGTCTAGTGCCGCAATAGCTTCAAACAAGTTAAAGTCTTGATTCTCTAATTTCTCATCTTGAGGTATTGCTATTTTCTTTGTTGCCATTAGAATGCCTGACTATAATCTACAATCTCACAGTTACGACTAATCTCTTTTACAAAATACACACATCTAGGTTTAGGTCCATCATCTAACGGTACGCATAAGAATTGTCCGTTCTTTAATCGTGGTGCATACCAAGTTACATCGTGATAGATGTCTATAATCTCAATAGATACAAAACTCGGACTGAATGAACTAAGTGGATTAAACTCAAACGCATTGAAGCCTCTGTCATTGATACTTGTAAGAGGCAATGTTTCTAAGTCTCCATGTTCTTGTTCACCAATTAGTATTTGCCAATCAATTGGCATCTTAATTGTACTGTTGCCAATCTTCAATACAAGAGCAGGGCTGTTAAAACTCTCTAAAAAGATTAGTGGTATATAATGATAATCTACATTACTTGGGTTACTGTTATCTAGTATAGCAAACCGCAGGTCATCAATCTCTTCGGGAAGTGTTTCTAAGTTATAGAATTCGTTGTCTAAGGTTAATATTCGCATGTTATTATTGTAACACTTTCTTATCTGTATGTCAACTTTTCTAAGTCAAAAGGGTAATTGGCTTCACGGTAAAAAGCTTTACGTTGGGTCAAGTGACGTTTGGCAAACTTACAACTACTGGTTATGTCCCAGATTTGTACAAAGTCTTTATCTTCTGCTTTACGAATGCCTCGACCGATGCTTTGGATAACACGGACAAAGGATTTTCCAGGTTCAATGAGAACCAGATTAAAAATACGAGGTATGTTGATACCAACAGCGGCGACACCATAAGTAGCAACAATGATTTTATTTGTGCTGGTTGCAATTTCATCATATTCTTCTTTCCTATCAACCATATTAGTAGCACCACTGACGAACACACTGTCCGGTAACCTACTAATAATTTCTTTACCTGCATTAACTCTATCAACTAGGACCAAGACATTACCACTCTCTTTAATCTTTAGTATCAATTCAGCAATAGCATCCAGTCTGTGTGTATCTTCTAATAAATGTTTCAACTCACTTTGGTAATTAGTGAACTCTACATCGTCTTTCAGTTGTACAATATTAACGTGACATTGTGCTAACACACCTTGATCCTGCAATTCACTTGCACTTAATTTACTGATTACAGGGCCTAAACTAACAAACAACGATTGTGCTTCAAACTTAGCTTTAGGGATAGTACCTGTTAGCCCCCACCGAATGGGAACTTTAGCAAACACACCTGTAAGTAATGTTTTTAATGCGTCTGCTTTGGCCATATGCACTTCATCAACCATTACACAAACAACACCTTCAATGAAGTCACTGATATTTACTTCAGCTTCTCCGGCTTTTGTTTTCTTAAGCATATTGTTAAGGCTCTGCCAAGTACAGATAGTGTGTGTTTTATTGTATTCTTTACGATCACCAAAGTATACGCCAACATCTAATCCAAGATTAATGTAATCTGCTTCTGTTTGTGTTACTAGACTTTTGTTTGGAACGATAACGATACTACGTCCATATTGTTCTATGCTATAACTTAGTGCGGCAGTCATCAATGTTTTACCCGCGCCTGTTGCAATTTCTTGCAATGATTGTGGATTCTTTAAAAAGTTATTAACGATACTAATTTGATAGTCACGTAATTCTACAGGTGTACCTTCTTTGGGATGACCTTTAGGCCAGTTCTTATGAGCAAACGTTGACTCAGACACTTCAGCAAATTCAAAGGTTGTGGTATAATCCCTTGTATCATCCAACTCAATATCATATCCTGCTCTATCTAATACAGGAAGTATTTCTTCTAACAAATTAATGTAAGTACTTCCTGCTAAACTGAAATAACTTACCTTACCGTTCCATCTACCCAGTCGTACTGCGGGTAGATAACGTGCTCCGGGTACTTCGTACTCAAACATTTTCATCAGTGCTTTACGCTCTGCAAGTTCAAGGCCTTCTATCTTTACGTTAACTTCATCTTTAACGATTATCTTACATTGTTTCATTTAATTCCTAAATTTACAGGTTCTGAATTTACACATTTTATAGTTTTAAATAGAGTTGTAGGAAAATCCATTGCTCCGTAATTTCTATAATGTAGCATAACAGGTTTCTCATATGATTTCAAGTTAGAGTGGTCTCTTATGATATCAATTTCTAATTGATTTAATAGATTTTCCGAATATTCTCCTAATAAGAATAATTGCTTGAAATTAGAACTTAGCCTTGAAGATTCGGATATACCATCACATCCCAATTCACTTAACCATTTAATGGCAGTTTCTAATTCTTTGATTTCAAAGTCACTTTGAAAATTAACAGCAAGGTTTACTTTGCGTGGATCTTCGATAGTAGAGAAATATTCTATAACAGAATCACTGATGGCAATTCCATATTGAACATAATCCGCTATCATTACTAAATCGTTGGTTAGTGGTATATCTTTAATAATGTCGTACAATACTTCATTGAGTGCGGCTACATAGAAGTAACCATTGTTATATACAAGTGTCGGCTCCCAATATTTAACTGATTCATATTCGCTAAGACTGTTAATAATATCTTTAGTAGTCGGACAATAGTCTATCACTTCAAAGTAATCCGCACTTAATGTAATTAGCATTTTTAATGTTGTTGGTCCGTACTCAATTTCATATTGACGTTTGTCCCTGTGCCATTCCATTGAATGTATTGGATTCTTTTTTAGTGCAGTTAAAAAGTTTTTATTAAAAGGTGATCTAAAAATTATAGTGTCTTTTAAAATAGCAATGGATGCATTTGTATACTGCGGAGAACTTTCTATAACATTACATTTCCAAGGTAATATCAATAAGTTATCAATATCAAATTTTTGTTGTGTAAACTGTCTACGGTATTTTAATGCAATCTTTCTAAAAAGACCATCCTGATTAGTAGTGATTATATTCTTTATGCCGATTAGATTAGTTAAGTTATTTACAAATTGTAGGTCATACCTGCTTAATCGTATATTGATAAGCATAAAGGTGCCAACATCTTCAAGTGTCTTAAAATCCATTCTTTATTATATCATAGTCAAATATTATTTACAAACATAATGGCTAAAGGAGCAATGCTCCTTTATCGGAGAGGACTTATTGACGTTGCCTCTACGCACACTGCAGGGTTTATGCAGATTTCATACACGTTGTACGTGCAAGATTTTTCCAATTGTTAGGGCTAATCTTTACCAAATCAGCAATCTTCAAACACATACGCAAAGACACTTCACGCAATTTAGTATGATTGTCCCACATAAAGTCAATTACCATTTGTGATTGTTCTTCTGTGAAATCGTAATCACTAAACAAACCACCTTCAGCATCACGATGGACCTGCTTGATACGCAACATTTTGTCACGATCACCGTCAATAGTCAGGTCCAGAAAGTGACAACGTGACTGCAATGCCTCTAAGTGATCCTGCAATTTCTTAGATTTCAAGTTGCCAAATTTCAAGTTAGTAATAAAGATAGCACTACCATTGAAGTTGAAAGTATTCGGGATACCTTCTTCACGCAACAAACGACTATCACTATTCCAGCAAATTCTACGAGTCTTACCTGAATCTAATGCGGCCTTAAGAATGTTCAATGCCAAGTCATCAGTAAAAACACTATCGCAATCATCGAAAATCAATACGTTTTTAGTGTCAGAATATTTGTACAACTGAGCATACAAACCCAATGCAGTCATCGCACCTTTAACAATGTTAAAGCGAACACGTTTACCTGCAAGTTTGTCAAACATACTTGCCTTTTCCATTTGTGTCTCAACACCATATGACTTACCGACACCGGGCGGGCCTGATACAATCATAGCACGAATGTCACCATTGATTGCCGCACGTGACATTTCATCGAGGACCTCGAAACGAGCCGCAATACGGTCCATTGCTTCTGTTTCTGTTTCTTTAGCTTGTTCAGCTTTTGCAAATTTTACTGTATTTTCTGTCATAGATTCTCCATTCAAAAATTCAATTTCATTGATACTATCAACAAGCACCTTGACTTCAGGTATGTTGATTGCGAATTGACCGTCATTTTTAACAGTCACATAACCACCTTTAGCACCGGTCTGAAAACCTTTAACTAATGTAAACTCTGTATTGACTACAGATTGTTTACGATAAGAGCCAGAGAGAATGCGAATAGTAGACATTTGTTTCCTTTATTTCAGTGTCAATACAAGTATTGTATCACGTTATCCATTTATTGTCAAATTTTGTGCCTTAAGCGGCCTTACGAAAATACCCATAGGGTAAGCTAAGTGTCCAAGCCAAATACTCATCATCACCGTTAGTGTCCTCAGCTTCGTGGATCCAACGCATAGCGGTAGCACGGTCCTTAGCACCAAGTTGAATCAACGATTGAATCCGTTGCTCAAAAACAACAGTTGCCTCTGTTTCGGCCTCTTTACGGGCCTTATCTTCGGCTTCAATAGCCACACCTAGTCCTTCAAACTCAGCTTCAAACTGCTCCAAAGTCCAAGTTGAAGTGTCAACACCACGAGGGCGAACACCATAAGCGTCCTTGTACATATCCCAATATATAGATTGGGCTTGTTCCAATTGTGTCAACTCTTCCCAAGATTTGAATTCTGTAGTCATTTCCAAGTCCTTTTCTTTACTGTCTAAGATTCTATTATAGCAGAAAGCCCATTTATTGTCAAATTTTGGCTACTAAATTAGCGTAGCTTTTGTTCGAACCCATGTGCACCTTTCAACTGAATAAGACTCTATTGTATACCCAAACCGATTTATTGTCAACCTTTTGCACAAACATAAATAAAATTTATGAATAGAATACTAGTAGCATTTGATTATTGGGGCCCGAATTATCCACTAAGGAATAATCAAAACTTTAATAAATCATTTTCAGAGTTAATAGTTGACGATACCAGTTGTGAGTTTTTTAATAAGATACCAAGATATGAATGTGTACCATCATCCATTTTAAAAGATAAAGATTTATTTATTTACCCTATAATAATAGGATTCGGTCAATATGAATGGCCGTATAATACTGATATTGATATATTATCATCAACCTCAATGTCAATTAATGTAGCTAATAGCATACGTAGTAGAAATGGATTTTTATTTTTAGATTTAGGTAACGAGTCGGCAATGACAGATTCTTTATTAGATAAGGTGCATTCATATATTTTAAGTAAGGATATTCCATTAAGAAAGGTTATATTTCAAATCGGAAATTGTAATGGAATAGAAATATATAAAAATTATTGTTTCAGAAAAGGAATTATTTTTGAAAAAGCAATGAATATATCTTGTATTGAATACTTTGAATGGCATACAAGTAAACACTACCATGTAGGTATCAATAATCAAGGATTTATACCTTTACCAAAAAATGTAGATTATAGTAAAATTGAAAAAACATTCTTATGTTTAAATAACAGACAGCGGCAACATAGAAAAAATCTGTTTATACTATGGAATTTAAATGATTTAATTAAAGATAGTTTTTATACAATGCCTAATAAATCCGGATATACGCTTGACACTAAAACATATAGTCTTAATGATTATATAGATACTAATTTAATGTGCAGGGTTGGGGCAACACCTGAATACATTGATGAAATAGGAAAAACGTTGCCACTTACACTTGATGACCCTAGACCAGTAAATTTATTATCTTTGTTTGTATCGATTGGTGCGTATTATCAAAGTAGTTTAATAAGTGTGGTCACTGAAACTAATTTTGAGGGATCTGAGGTGTCTGATATTTTTAATACAGAAAAGATATTTAAACCAATGATTCATAGACACCCATTTATTTTAGTAGGCCCATATAAAACATTAGAACATTTAAAAAATATGGGATATAAAACATTTAGTGAGTTTTGGGATGAGAGTTATGATGATATTGAAGATCCTACTGAACGATTATTAAAAATAGTTGAATTATGTAAATCCATATATGAATGGAGTGACACAGAAAAAAAGAAGTTTTTTTATAAATCAATGATTGTTACTAATCATAATCATAAACTCTTAACAGAATGTTATCCCAATAACATGCGTAAAAACTTTTGGCATGAATTTAAGAATATAAACCATGAATAGAATATTAGTAGCCTTCGATTATTTCGCCCCCACTTATCCATTGCTTAATAATCAAAATTTTAATCAACCATTAGATAAATTAGAAATAGATAATGGAGTATACGAGTTTTTTAAATCATTGGATGGGTTTGAATGCGTACCGTCATTATCATTAAAAGAACTTGATTATTTCGTATATCCAATTCGTTTAGGATTAGAGCCTGATGATTGGATAAATCGTCCAGAAATAGATTTATTAGCTACTACTAATATATCGATTCATACATTTAATGGAATAAGAGGTAGAAATGGATTTTTACTTCTTGATTTGGGACATGAATCTATATTAAATGATAAAATTATAGATACTATCCATGAGTATTTAAAACTAAAAGATATTCCTTTAAGAAAGGTAATATTACAAACCGGTAGTGCAAATGGTGAAAAATACTATAAAGAATATTGTTTTAAAAAACAAATTAGTAGAGGAATCAATATATGTTGTATAGAATATTTTGAATGGCTGAGTAGTAGATTAGTAACGGAAAATAAAAAAATTAATAATAAAATTCTTCCAAAAAACGTAGACTATAGTAAAATTGAAAAAACATTTCTATGCCTAAATAGAGTTCATCGATGGCATCGTGTTAATTTATTTGTGTTATGGAATATCAATAATCTAATGGAAGATTCTTATTATACAATGAATAATAAATCCAATTTTCCTGTAGGTGAGGATTATGATAATGATATTTGGAGAAGAACTATTGATACTAGATTAGTTAATAAATTAGGATTAACTGAAGAAGATATAGATAAAATACAAGTCACATTGCCTTTAAAAATAGATGAGTTTGTGGAACCAGATGTTATGGCTAAATTATTTGGTACAGTAGATCCGTATTACCAACGTAGTTTAATTAGTATAGTTACTGAAACCAATTTTCAAAACAACGATATTTTTAATACAGAAAAGATATTTAAACCAATGGTTCATAGGCACCCATTTATTCTAGTAGGTTCATATAAAACATTAGAATATCTAAAAGAACTGGGATATAAAACATTCAGTGATTTTTGGGATGAAACATATGATGATATTGAAGATCCATTTGAAAGATTATTAAAGATAGTAGAAATTTGTAAAGATATACAAAGTTGGAATGATGCTAAAAAGAAAAAGTTTTTCTATAAGTCAATGGTTATTACTAACCATAATTATGATTTATTAACTTCTCAATACCCTGACAATATGCGTAAAAGCTTTTGGCATAGATTAAGAGATTATGCTGTATTTCAACGGGATAAAGACAAACCTTTTTAAATAAACCCTTTAATGACCTGACTATAATCATTCATAGCAGATTGTATTTTATTATTGGTTGAGTTAGGTCTGCAAGGTTTACAGAAACTTGTTATAAAATTATTATAGATTTCTTTGTGTTTATCACTACACCATATATCTCTAAAATCATCATCTATCCAAGAACCTAATTTAGTATCTTCTCGGCCTTTATATTCACAGCAAAGATATATATTTCCGTCAGCACAAAAACTAGGGAACAAAAACATCTGATGGCAACGTTTATATTCTCTTGCATCATATCTACCTAATGATACGTCTGCCTTAATGCCATAAAATTCACTTGCAGTTTTAATCCTACTAGCAACTTCATCATTCATAATAAAGCTATGACCATTCAATACCATAGGTCGTAGATGCACTGCACGTGCGTTAACATCTCTTGCGTATTCAAATATACTGTTGATTTCTAATTGGCTTGTGTTCTCTGGCATTAATAATGCTTTTATATCTAATGGAACACCTTTACTACCTAACTCTTTTGCAGTCTCTTTGACTCTACCAAAAGGGCTATCTGTCATTTTGCTTTTACGTATTAACTCATAAGTGTCAGGATTACCACTGTCAATATCAAGACCTACATAAGCCATACGCTTTAACTTATCAGTATCAATAGTTAATATCTTGTGTAGTTTTGTGCCGTTTGTATTCATAGCGGCAACATAACCTTTATCAATCACATCTTCCAATAAATCTTCATAGCCTGGAAGTAGTGTAGGTTCACCTCCACCACTGAAGATAACATTACTTAATGTTCCAATTACATTACTATCGTGTTGACGCCAAGTATGTAATCTGTCAATTAACTTGATATATTGGTCCACAGTTTGATACACCGGCAACTCTGTTCTGAATTGTTCGGTGTTACAGTAATAGCAGGCTTGATTGCAGATATTTGTAGTGTCTAAATCTATCTGCCATGGTAGTATTTTACCTGGTATATTACCTTGTATCCAACGTGAGATTAATTGATACTGATCCATCAGTCACTTTTATCCTATTGTAATATCTTCCATGCCGGCTGTACGCAATCTTACAATGTGACCCATCTGCCATTGTTTAGCTTCAAGACCTTTCATAATTCCCAACCACTTATTTCTTAGTAATGCCACTTCATTGATAAGTGTTTCAAAATCTACAACTTCATCTTCACCATCAACATACTTTTCAGCATCACGACTTGTCAATACTCTATTGTATGCTTCTAAGTATTTTTGAAAGTGTTTACGGCGAATTTGACGTAGTTTAATATTAAGATAGTTTAATACTGCTTCTATCTCTTGTAGTTGATTAAAACGATGTTCGGTATGTCCCGGAATAGCGGCAATGTTCTTTTCAACATTACCGTATACCTTTACCTCACTTTTTGCAGATAATAATTCATTCTCAAAATGAATGATAAAATCGGGTATCACACTTAAATTTTGTGATACCCTTGTGTACCAATTTGACATTTAATCCCATTCTTCGTGGTCTTCGTCTTCATCATATTCTTCATACTCTTCGGCATCGTGTTGATCGGTATAACCTTTTAACGCCTTAAGTACCTCTTTGTCATTCTTAAAGGCATCTTTAATTTCGTCTGCTTCATAATTGTTATCAATTAATAAATTGATTAATGTGTCGGCAGCATCACCGCGTTCGTTGAAATCAATATGAGTTCGCAATGCGTCCCATACTTCAGTAACAAAATTTAAACTCATTCTGTACCCTCCTCCTCAGGTGTTACAGTACTTATCTTTGTTGTTGATTTTTGACCATACTCAGTCATAACTTTGTCTAAGCATCCGTCACTATTTGCTTCCCATGCTTTACGAAACTTTTTAATGATTTCACCATCAAGTGTTGTATAGACTAAACTGTTACCTTCTTTCTTAACAAGTTCAGCCTTCTCAATCATATCTAATAATCCTGAGTAAGGGCTCATACCTGTTTCGTAAGGAATCTTAACTTGTACAGATTCAAATGGTTTCGCATAACGAGTTTTCATAATTTTACATGCCGCACGAATTCCTCGCACATCACTAATCTTATTACCATCTTCATCTTCTTTAAGTTTTAGTTTCTTCATAGCAACAACGATACTTGATGCGTAAACGAAACCTTGGCCGCCTGAGATTTTATCATCTGGATCAAACATATCTTGACTAGCATATGTGTGATTAGTAGCAACTAAGCCAATACCCAATGAACCAAACATATTAACACAGTTACGAACAAGTGCTGTTAGTGCTTTAGGCTTACGACCCATGTCACCTTTCATATCACCTGCTTCAAACTGATTAACATCAGTCGGAGTCAATAACATGCCCAAAGAGTCAATTACAAACAATACCTTAGGACGATCTGTTTCTGGTAGTGTTTTGTAATCTTTAACGAACATAGAAATAGTTTTTCCTACTTCGTCAATCATAGCCATGTTTAATTTTAATAGTTTATTATCAGCAGTATCCACACCAAGTGCGTGTAGCCATGCTTCGTCAAGGGCATTCTCTGAGTCAACTAAGACTACAAAAATTCCTTGTTCTTGTGCGTGTCGGACGAGGTTTCCTGAGCAGATGAACGATTTCCCGGCGCCTGACTCTCCGGCAAAGACAGTAACTTTACCAAGAGGTACGCCTTTATTAAAATCACCGCTAATGAGGTAGTTGAGAGCATAATTTCCTGTCGAGATCCAATCAGTAGGATCGTTAAATCCTATTGACAGACCTTCAATACTTTTTGTAATATCCTTACGGAACTTACTTACGTCAAAAGGTTTTGCCATTTAACTATCCACTTCCATTGACAATGCTTCTTTGATTACAGCGAATAATTCATCTTCTGTAGTGCAAAGAATCTTGCAGTTTGTCCAATCATTTTCATTATTACGACCGCCGACTTCAATCATAAAGCCATTGTCATATCGGTTAACAGTAAATGATTCATTTACTTTGTTTAATTTTTCTAAGTATTTCATATTATTCCTTATTTGTGTAGTCCATTGCTATATAGTTTATCACTATATGATACTTTATCAAAGAGTTCCGGGCACTTATCTGCTAAATTATCAATCTCATAATCTTGTGGAAAATGCCGTAATGCAGTCCTTGCTTTATCTCTTATTAAACTAGGCACTCTGGGTGTTTTACCCGGATCGCATAATTCTTCCAACAACCTTTTGCTTTGTTTTAGGGCACGGTATCGTTCATCTGGTAGTGTCATCTAGTTCTCCTTTGGAAGGGGCCGTAGCCCCTAGCACCTATTAAGACTTGTTTTGTCTAGCACGAATCATTGCTAGAATATCTTGTGCTTTGTCACTTGATGTGCCAGATGCCGGTACACTAACTGGTGCAGTTGTTGTTGCGGGTTCATCTTCCCATGGTGCTGAAGTTTCTGCTACGGGTGCTGTTGCGGTTGCTCTAGTTTCAGTAGTAGCTGTTTGTTTATCCGCTGTCGCTCCTGCAGGTGCTTCTAGTCCCCAAGGACGATAGTAACTACCCCAACGCTCATTGTCAAACGGTTGACCATCTACTGATGCTTCAAACATTTCTTTAATGATGCGTAACTCTGCTTCATTAGGCTTCTTAGGTAAGAAGTCTGTTAAGTTGAACAAACCATGTGCTTCAATAGCGGCTTGTTCTGACTCATTCAATGGTGATTCTTTACGTGCCCAATTACTAGTAGAGTAATCTGCGTAGCCACCTTTACTTGTTTTCTTAATGTTGAAGTCAACACCACGCAAGTAATCTGTTGGCAATTCTTCCATTTCAGGATCCATCAAACTAGATTTAATCACATTAAAAATTTGTGAGCTGATAACAAATCTGCGGATTGGATTTGCTGGTAATTTGTCGTCGCCTAGTGGATTCTGACGAACAAAACCTTGGAAGATGTAACTACGTTTCTTCCAATACTTGTTAGCCATTTCTTTCAATGTTTCGTCTTTGTACCAAGGACGAACTTCTGCCAAGATTGGGCAAGTCTCACCTGTACCATACATTTCAATACAAGGTACTTGAACAACTATTTGTTTAATGTTTGAATCACCCTTGACACCATTGAACGGCAACTTAATCAGTTGACGCTCTACCCAGAAAAATGTATTACTACTATTTGCATCGGGCAAGAAACGAACTGTGGCTGTTGTGCCTTCGTCAATATTCCAATGGGGATAGATAGAGTTATCTGATTGAGTATTAGAACTCTTGTTGTTTGTTTTGTTGTCTTGTGCCGCGATACGAGCACGAATGTCTGCTAATGATGCCATGATAATATTTCCTTATAAAATTGAGATGGTCTCGTTTTTTAATATTCGCTACTTCCCTATGAAGTAGCTAACATTAGAGATAGTATAGCAGTACTATCTCTCAATGTCAATAGTATTTATCCCGTTTGTGGGTAAACACATTTTTTTCTACGGTTTTTTTACCCTTTTATATAGGGTAGTTCGATTAATTTGTCCAACATACGTGAATATGTTTCAGATAAAT